CCTTTTGTATATTCGGATTTCACACCTGAACAATTAGCTGCGTTGAGAGGTCCGAAAGGAGAGATTGGCGAACGAGGCCCAAAGGGTGATCCTTTTGTATATTCAGATTTCACACCTGAACAATTAGCTGCGTTGAGAGGTCCGATAGGTCCGAAAGGAGAGATTGGCGAACGAGGCCCAAAGGGCGATCCTTTTGTATATTCGGATTTCACACCTGAACAATTAGCTGCGTTGAGAGGTCCGATAGGTCCGAAAGGAGAGATTGGCGAACGAGGCCCAAAGGGTGATCAGGGTATTCAAGGTCCACAAGGTATTCAAGGTGAAAAGGGAGAGAAAGGAGATACTGGTTCAGGTTTAGCAGTTCTTGGATATTTTGCAAATGTCTCATTACTACAAACCAATGTATCTAATCCTTCCGCTGGTGATGCTTATGGAGTTGGAGAAAACGAGCCTTATGACATTTATATATGGGATGGTAAAAATTCTCAATGGGTAAATAATGGCCCACTTCAAGGAGCAAAAGGTGATAAGGGCGAAACTGGTGCAGCTGCTGGATTCGGAATCCCAACAGCCTCTGCTACACAACTCGAACCGAATGCAGAACCAACAGTAGTAGTCGAAGCTTCAGGCGAAGACACTTCGAAAATATTTAAATTCATCTTTGGAATTCCTAAGGGCGCTAAAGGAGACACGGGCGAAAAGGGTGCTACTGGTGAAAAAGGCGCACAAGGCCCCAATGGCGCGGACGGCGCGAAGGGCGACACCGGGCCGTATTTTACCCCCACCGTCTCTGCTGAGGGCATAATCTCATGGAGCAACAACGGCGGGCTGGATAACCCCGCAAGCGTCAGCATCAAAGGCCCGCAGGGGGCAAAGGGCGACACGGGAGCGAAAGGCGATCCAGGCGCACAGGGCGCACAGGGCGCACAGGGCGAACAGGGCCCCGCTGGCCCTAATGAGATCACTACCGAGACGCAAACTAATTTGACCGGATTACTAAAAGGTAATGGTACAAATGTGCAACTGGCGGAAGCTGGCACAGACTACCAAGCTCCTATTGTAGAAACAAATGCAACATTAGTGGCTACTGATTGGGTGGTTGGCGATTATAGTATAACGCAGGCTGTATCAGTAGACGGTGTGAGACTGAGGAACAAAGTTATTATTAGCCCGGATATTAACAGTATGGAAGAATATCTTAGAACCGGCATATATTGCGCCAAACAGTCTTACAACGCATTGACGTTTCAAAGCGCCGTTACAACGCCGCCAACTAACGATTTGACTATCAATGTTTTAATAATGGGGTGATAATATGATGTATCAAGTGACTGGAACGGGTTTGCAAGCTGCACCCATCACTACAACAATACTCCCTGATATCGGAACTGCTTTGGCCAATAATACGATTTATAATGTTGCCGTTACTGTAAAAACATACGCTTTTACGCCCCCTGCTACTGGATGGGCGCATGGTAAGTTTACCACAGGGACAAGCGTATCCGTATCCTTTGCGGGTACGTTCTTAGGAACTGCCCCCACCATTGAAGCATCAAAGACTTATGAATTTGATGTGCTGAACGGTGTATGGGCGGTGCAGGAGGTTGTGAGCGCATGATACCTATACAGTACGCACTAAGACGTAGGATGATGAGGAAAATAGTTAAGACGGTCACGCTGACGCTTACAGGAAGCTTTGATAATTCCGGCCTGTTTGGTGAAAGGTATGTGGCTGTAGACCAGGAGATCATAACGGAACTGGGTACGTACAAGGTGAGGCAGGGCAGTACCATAATACTGCATACAAAGATAAGCCCCAACATGGGCGGAAACGAGAAGTACGGCATATTCGTGAACAACAAGTGCGTAAGAACTGCTGTGCAGTGTATAAATCACGGTCCGGACTACGAGTATACCGTCGCATGCAACTGCACGATAAACGGTCAGGGAAAAGTACACGAAAGGGGTGGTTATGCCAGGATAGACGTCACGACTGAAGATCTGGCAATAGATAATTCTTAATATCATCGCGTGTAAAGGAGGTGATTTGATGATTATACGACTGCAAGTATTTGAGCAAACGTTGTCCATTGTAGAAACAAAATCTGTTCCCCGTAAAGGAAGTAAAGACTATCTGACCTTGCAATTCACGTTCTCTTCCGACTGGAAAGATTTAGACAAGCTGTGCTATTTGCAGCATGGCGAGGTATCGCAGCCCATCGACGTGGTAGACGACCTTGTGGAAGTGCCAGAATGGTTCACAGAACAGGACCGCTTTGAAGTTACACTGTTCGGAAAAAGCGGTACGCAAGAAGTTCCAACAAACGTTGTGTCCCTGCGGTTGGAGAAGTCCAATACCCTTTGGGAGAAGGACGCGCCGGAGCCGCAGCCCAGTTGGCTAGCTAAAGTAATCGACCTGAACAATCACCCGCCCATTCCTGGTGAAAACGGATACTGGCTGCTTTGGGACACAGACAGCGGTGTATATGTAGAGAGCGAGCTTCCTTTGCCGGAGGTGTCCAGTGGTGGTTCTGGCGGAAACTGGAGCCAAATCAGCGATAAGCCGTTTAACACCATCGACGGAAACACGCTTGTCAGTCGTTCCGGGACTCTGTGTGTAAACACAACTGATGACGCGGAACAAGACAACACAAGACCGATCACATCTTCCGGTGTGCACGTTATTTGCGGGAATATCAACGCTCTGTTACAGGCGATTTAAGGAGGTAAATTATGAGCATTGCGAATGAAATCAGCAGAATTCAGGAAGCGCGTGACACGCTCCGCGCAAAGGCTGTTGCTCTGGGCGTTGGCCTGTCGACTGACAACCTTACGCAGCTTGCGACAAAGTACGACGGAATTGTTGACCGTGGAACACCCAATGCCGAGGTGAAAGAGGGCGAGAGCGTTACCCTTTCCGCCGGATACTATCACGGCGGATCTATCAAGGGCGTCGCCGGCGGCGGCAACTATAATCTTCAGTCCAAGACAGTGACCCCTACGAAGTCGGAACAGGTCGTGGATAACGATGCCGGTTATTACGGACTTGATACCGTTACAGTTGCGCCCATCCCAGATGTTTATCAGGACGTTTCTTCTGTCACTGCAACGGTTGGCGATGTGCTGTCTCCTAAAGTGTATGTAGATTCCAACGGCAAGGTGCAGACCGGTACTATGCAAAATCGCGGTGCAGTAAGCGCAACGCTTGACACGAACACCACCAGTTATTCCGTTCCGGCCGGATACCATAACGGCATCGGTACGGTATCTGTTGTTCCGCAGACAAAGTCCGCAACGCCTACAAAAGAGGCGCAGACGATTTCCGCCGACGATGGGAAGGTGCTGTCCTCTGTGACCGTTGCGGCGATCCCCAAGCAGTACGCTGACGCTACCGACAAGACCGCTGTGGCTGCAAATATCCTGTCAGGGAAGACAGCTATCAGTTGGGATTCCACAGAAAAGACTCCGGTAGCTATTACCGGTACAATGGAGAACAATGGCGCTGTTACGCCTTCTGCATTGAGTGCCGGTGGTTCCTACACCATTCCCGCCGGTTATCACAACGGCTCCGGTAAAGTGACTGCCAAGACGCTGGGATCTCAGACTGGCGTTGACAACGGCAAAACCGCAGTTACCGCCGCTCAGATGCTGACAGGCTATCAGGGCTGGGTGAACGGCACTAAAATCACCGGCACTATGGCGAACAACGATCAAATCTCCGCAACCATTACCGGTCTGGGTTCTGTAACCGGCGACACGCAGTACACGATTCCTTCCGGTTACACTACCGGCGGCACTGTAAGTCTTACCAACGACATTGAGACGGCTCTTGCCGCTATCTGACGGAGGTATCATATGAGCGTACAAAGCGAAATTGATCGCATTATTACGGCTGTCGGAAACGCCTACAGCAAGGTATCAGAGAAAGGCGGCACGGTGCCAGCGTCTCAAACTGTTGCCAACCTCGCCACGGCGATTGCTAGTATTCCTGCCAGCAGCGCGCCCAGCCTCCAATCCAAATCTGTCACCTACACCTCAAACGGTACGGCTACCATCACGCCTGATGATGGGTATGATGGGCTGAGTAGTGTGGCGGTGACGGTGGCAATTCCGACCTATGACGGGAGCGTGACATAATGAGCACTTGCAAGATTTCTTATAACGGCAACGAGATATCTGCTGTTGACGAAACCGCCCCTGTGTCTGTTGCTTACAACAACGCAACCATTGCAACACTTAATGACGGAGACACCAAAACACTGGGCTGTAATGGCAAAGTGATGGTATCTGATGTTGTCATAGGAGGCAAAACGCTGAACTGCAATGGGAAGTTAATGCAGGGCAATATTGTTGTGGAATTAGTTGGCTCTGCGCCAAGTGGCGAGACATGGTACTTCAACGATACGATAGATAGATGTCGGCAGTCGAAAATTGTCAATTTTAAATCAAATGGTGTCGCATATGTGCGATTTGTGGAAATAAGAAACAAGTTCTACGATTATCTGTACTATTATAAAGATGACTACAATCAAACACTTGTTTACGATTACAAAACATCTACATGGCAAAACGAAGCCTACCGTACAATCGTGCTTGACGAACCTGCAACCGGCGAAGTCCTTGAATTTTTGGAAGCCAACGCAACAAAGCTATCGTAACGTATGACGGAGGTAACGTAAATGGAATACATCATACCGGCGGCATCTGCCATCGGGGTGGCTGTTAAAAATTTTTAATCACGCAAAATTTAGCTTGCAAAATATAGAAAGGTCGTTATTGGGTGTGGAAACGGAGGAGAGCGTATGAGAACAGATATTTTGCAGCAGGCGCAGGCCATCCGTGCCAGTATGGACGCGGCGGCATTGGAGCCGTGGCAGGCTGGAACGAGCTATGCAAAAGGCGCGGCATTCGTTCACAACGGCCAAGAGCCTCATCGCCGCTAACGTCTACACCCCAGAACAATATCCCGATGGATGGAAACTTCAGGAATAAGAAACCACATGGCTCTTTGTTAACACAAAAATAGAAAGGAAAAATCAAAATGAAAAAGATTATAACGTTTCTTATCATTATGATACTTGTTTTTTCAACGTCATCGGCTTTGGCACTTAATTGGAAGACACTAAATGTAGAGAATTCCACCTATTACAATATTCAGGTGGATAAGTATGAAGTGGTCAATTCTGATTTGGGCACAGCTTTTACTGAGAATTCGAATGCTGTTGCTAAGAAGCACAGTAAGGTTTATTTTTCACTTTCTGTAAGGGATAAGAATAATAACGATTTCGATGGTTATGAACTTTTTATGCATGACCTAGAGTATACTCGAACGCTTTCAAATGGTCTTCATGAGGCCAAGGTGACCGGAGACGACCCTTATCTTCAGGTTAAGATTACAGAAAAGACTGATATGAATGAACTTTACTTTGGCTCCGAGAAAGTTACAGCTAACGGAAATACAGTCCAGATAGGCGAACTGACTTTTACACGAGCGAACAATATTGTTACGGATGTGAGGTTTAACGGGACCGCTCTCGAACTAACCAAAAAGCTGAACGAGCTAGAGATGACACTAGAAGATGTCTATGGTGGACGGATAGTAATGAGTGACGAGGTACTTCTTCGAAATTTCGGCAAGATTTGCGAAACTGAAAAAATAGTAAGCTGGAAGGCTCAGAGTGCTACCGTAAAACCCGTTGAAAACATGGTACTGCCCAAGACTGGAGATGTTCCGATAACGGCTGCTATAGTGGGTGTTTGTATAATTCTAGGTTTCGGGGTATTTTTCGCATTTTTGGCGATATTTCGAATGAAACGATAAACATATTTAAAAAAGGAGTTTAATCATGTATAAGATAGGAGCTATCCCATCACCTCCAGATCCGAGAGACTATTCTGTAAGAACCCTTATGCCTGTTGCATTACCAAAAACTTTTAAACAGCATGTAGGTAAGAATTATGATCAAGAGCATGGCACTTGTGTAGCACAAACTCTGCGCAATATTATGCGAGAAGCATACGGTATTGAATTCGGTACAAATTTTCTCTATGGTGGCGGAAGGAGCCATCAGATGGAGGGAATGATCCCAGCCGAAGCAGCAAAATTCTTGAATACTTATGGTATTGCGCCATACAAACACGATCGTGGTGAAAGAGAGGTTATGGATGTAATCTATTATTATCGCCAAAATCGTGACGCATTGGAAAAAGTAGCTGCTCCTTATAAGGGAGCTATTTATGGCAGAGCTTATACGGTTAATGACATTAAATCCGCTTTATATGCCGGATATGGCGTTGCCGCATGCTTTGCTATCAGCCAGTGGAATCCTAATAGCAAGGGTATCTGGCCTTGTACTCAATCTACGTATGGTTACCATGAAATGCGAATTTTCGGTTGGGATGTTATTAATGGTACGGAATATGCCTGCGTTCAAAACTCGTGGGGTTCCAGATGGGGAAAGAGGGGCGAGTGCTTCATTAGTTGGGAAGATGTGCTGCGTGTTGGCGACATCCTGGTGATTCAGCCAGTCAGAGATAAAGAGCAAGAAATTCAAAATGGAGTAGAGATTCGTCGAACTTTGCGAAAAGGCATGAGAGATGAAGATGGTTATACCGATGTTTCTCAGCTTCAGAATTGGCTCAATGCGCATCATTACGATTGCGGTACGGCTGATGGTATATTTGGAAGTAAAACAAGCAAAGCAGTCAAATCTTTGCAGCGTGACAACGCTCTTGATGACGACGGAATTGTTGGACCTAAAACTTGGAGGATAATCGATGGAAATTAAACTCGATATGCCTTATATGAAAGGCGAAGAAGTAAAACATATTCAGGAGCGTCTTATAATTCATGGCTATAAGGTCTCCGTTGACGAAATATACGGACCCAAGTCAGCCAAAGCAGTAGAGAAGTTCCAAAAGGCTAATGGACTACATGTTACTGGTATTGTAGATGACGCTACAATGGCCGCGCTTAATACTATTGACAAGCATATGGAAATTAAATTGGATAATCCTTATATGAGGGGTGAGGAAGTGAAACACGTTCAGGAGCGCCTTATAGTTCATGGCTATAAGGTTTCTTCAGATGGAGTATATGGCCCTAAGTCAGCAAAAGCAGTAGAGAAATTCCAGAAGGATAAAGGATTTCCGACTACCGGTATTGTGGATGACATAACTATGGATGCTCTTAATATGGCTCCGGATATTTCTAAACTCGTATATGACGATGAGCTCATTAATGATGCCACCTGTTGGCTGAGAATGATGGTCGGTGACGAGTATATTATCGGTGCTCAGGGACACGAAGTAACCGCAGATTATGTAAATGCGAGAGCGAAAGATAGACCTGGGTATTTTACCGGTGGTCGAAAGAATTGGATGCTGGCAGAAGTTTCGAGGGCCAATTCCCTTGGACGTCATATATATGCCGAAGATTGCTCCGGTTTGTTTATGAAGCTGAATGAGATGATCGGGCTTATCGATATTAATGGCGATGGAGTAGTCAATCGTAAGGATGATACTACTGCTAATGGAATGTTTAAAAACTTCTGCAAGCAGATAACCGCCAACGAAGTTCGTCCCTTGGATATTTTCTTTAGGGTTGATGCTACAGGTAAGGCTGTTCATATGGCAGTTCTTGGTTCAGATGGTCTTTATGAAGCCGCTGGCACTGCTTATGGTGTGGTATTCCGTCCGTTTCCCGATGTTTGGAGTCGCAAGACTTACAATAGAATGACGGGTAAAATCGATAATCTTAAGAAGTGGACCCATTACGGAAGGCTGAAAATCTTCATTTCATGATCCCTATAAATGATGAAAGGAGGCGGTTATTGTGAAAAAAGTAACTTCTGAAAAAAAGTCCGAGACTAAATTCAAACCGGCTTTGACTCCAGAAGCCAGAGAAAATCAGCTGATATTTCTTGCTACTGATTTGGCTGAACAACAGCTTAGGAATGGAACCGCCTCCACGCAGGTGATAGCTCATTATTTGAGATTGGGGACGGAAAGAGAACGGTTGGAAAGGGCTAAACTTGAAAAAGAGGTAGCATTGCTTGACGCTAAGAAACACGCTTATGAATCGGCTACAGAAATGAAAGAAATGTATCTCGAGGCTCTAGCAGCTATGAAAGAATATAGTGGGCGGGACGATTCGGATGATGATGAAGTCTTATAATGAACTAATAACGATACCAACTTTTGAGGAACGATTTCGTTATCTTAAAGTCTATGGGGTTATTGGCGATCAAACTTTTGGACACGATAGGTATTTAAATCAAAAGCTTTATACGTTAAGCGAATGGAAACGAGTACGAGATAAGGTAATACTACGCGATAATGGCTGTGATTTGGGATGTGAGGGATTTGAGATTTACAGTAAAATTATTATTCATCACATTAATCCGATAACGGTAGAAGACATAGTTGCGTGTAACCCTTGCGTTTTTGATTTGAATAATCTTATTTCAACTTCGCACAACACACACAATGCAATACATTACGGCGATGAAAAACTGTTGATAGTCGCACCAATTGAAAGAAAACAATATGATACATGCCCTTGGCGGCATTGATGGAGGAAATAATGTCTCGAAATCATCGAAATTACGACAAACCTCATCCTATTGCGGAAACACCTATTAAATCTTTTGTTACAGTTACATGTGAAAGGCTTAATCTTCGTGAACTTCCACGTGTTGAAAGTAAAATTCTTTGCGTATTGGAGAAAGGCACCCGACTAGAATTGATCGGGGAAGCGAATTCGGTCTTTTTTGAGGTAGCCAACAGTTATGGTGTTAAAGGCTACTGTATGAAAGATTTTGTGGAACTATCGTCTTAAAGGAGAAAAATCAAAATGGATAGCATACTAATATCGGTAAAGAAATTGGTAGGCATATCGCAGGAGGATACATCTTTTGATACCGACTTGATTATTCATATTAATTCGGTTTTTATGATTCTTAAGCAGCTTGGAGTTGGCCCGAAATATGGATTTAGCATTACAAGCGATTTGGATACTTGGAACGACTTTCTTGCAGATGGTTCGAAGCTTGCAGCTGTTAAGAGTTATATGTATGCTAAAGTTAGGCTTCTATTCGATCCTCCAACCATAGCATCCGTGCTCGAATCATTAAAAGCGCAGATCGTCGAATTAGAATGGAGACTTATGGTAGAAGCTGATCCTCCGCTAATCAATAATGGAGGTGATTAATCGTGAAAAATGAACTGTATCATCACGGTATTCTTGGTATGAAGTGGGGTATAAGACGTTATCAGAATAAAGATGGCACTTATACTCCGGCCGGTAAGAAACGCAGACGAGATCGAACCAACAATTGGAGCGATGACGCAAAGACGGTCGACCAATTGAAGCGGAAATCTATCAATGAAATGTCGAATGCGGAATTACGAAAATTAACCGAAAGAGCACAACTTGAACAGAATTATAAGAAACTCAATCCGAATGCGATTAAAAAGGGTTGGAAATATGTTGTTCTTGGTGCTGGGGTTATGGGTACAGCACTAAGTATTTACAATAGTAGTAACCAACTTGTTACCGTCGGTAAAATAGTCGGAAATGGTATCGCTAACGCTGTTGGAAATCAGCTCATGAAAGAACTTAACCGTAATGGATTGTGATATTTTTGAATAAGAGAGGATGAATAGTATGACCAATGAACTCTACCATCACGGTATTCTTGGTATGAAGTGGGGTGTTCGAAGATATCAGAATGCTGATGGAAGTTTGACGGATGCTGGACGAAAAAGAGCGGAATACAAAATTAACAAGGCATTCAAAAAATCAGATAAAGCTATAATGAAATATAAGTCTTATGATAGACAATATAAATTAGCTGATGCTGGAGCTAAAGAAGCATTAACCCCAGCACTATATGGAAGATGGGTTACGTCAGGTGCAAGAATGGACCAAACAATGCGTCTAAATCAATTAAAAAAGTTATCTGAAAAGCGCGTTAATCAAGTAAAAGAATATATTAATAAATTTTCAAATGACTATTATGTATCTTATGACGTAGCAACTGGAAATTATAGCTTGAAAGAAAAATAAAAAACATACAAACACACAAACACACAAAAACATAAACGAGTTGAAACGTTCTCTAAATAAATAGAAAGTTATTAAGATTATGGCACTATCAAATACAGCTACTCCAAAATACTACGGTATGTTTCGCGATGCTGTAATACGAGGAGAGATACCCGTTAATCGCGAAATTTCAATGGAGATGAATCGCATTGACGATCTAATCGCCAATCCTGGCGTTTATTACGACGATAAAGCCGTTGAAGGCTGGATTAAATACTGTGAACATGAGTTGACATTAACTGATGGATCCGATCTTAATCTTCTTGACAGTTTTAAACTTTGGGGCGAGCAAATTTTTGGATGGTACTATTTTGTAGAACGAAGTGTGTACGAGCCTAATTTGGATGGACATGGCGGACATTATGTTCGCAAAAATATAAAGAAACGGCTAATCAACAAACAGTATTTGATTGTTGCACGAGGTGCTGCCAAATCAATGTATGCATCAACTTTACAAGGTTACTTTCTGAACGTTGATACCTCAACCACCCATCAGATTACTACGGCACCAACGATGAAACAGGCAGAGGAAGTCATGTCGCCTCTTCGTACTGCTATAACCCGTGCAAGAGGACCGCTGTTTCGGTTTCTAACAGAAGGCTCTTTACAAAATACAACCGGTTCTAAAGCAAATCGCACAAAGTTAGCCTCTACAAAAAAGGGTATTGAAAACTTCCTTACAGGTTCACTTCTTGAGGTCAGGCCCATGAGCATCAATAAGCTTCAGGGTCTACAAATCAAGGTCGCGACCGTTGACGAGTGGCTTTCTGGCGACATTCGTGAGGATGTTATCGGTGCAATTGAGCAGGGTGCATCTAAGGTGAATGACTACATCATAGTTGCAATCAGCTCAGAAGGTACGGTTCGTAACGGAAGCGGTGATACTATCAAAATGGAATTGATAGACATCCTTAAGGGTGACTATATCAATCCTCACGTTTCGATTTGGTGGTATAAGCTTGACTCCATTGACGAAGTCGGAGACCCTGAAATGTATATCAAGGCTAATCCGAATATTGGAAAAACCGTAAGCTACGAAACGTATCAGCTTGATGTTGAAAGAGCTGAAAAAGCTCCAGCTGCCAGAAATGATATCCTTGCGAAGAGATTTGGTCTACCTATGGAGGGTTATACCTATTACTTCTCATATGAAGAGACCCTTCCTCATAGAAAACAAAGTTTTTGGAAAATGCCTTGTGCTATGGGCGTCGATTTATCGCAGGGCGACGACTTTTGTGCTTTTGTATTTCTATTTCCATTGGGGAATGGTCGTTTCGGCGTAAAAGTAAGATCCTATATTTCGTCTCTTACGTTACATAAACTTCCAGGTGCTATGAGAATTAAATATGATCAGTTTATGCAAGAAGGTAGTCTGATCGTTCTTGAGGGAACTGTTTTGGATATGATGGAAGTTTTCGAAGATATTGATAGGCATATTATTGAAGCCGAATATGATGTTCGTTGTCTTGGTTATGACCCATATAACGCTAAAGAGTTTATCGAAAGATGGCAATCTGAAAATGGACCATTCGGAATTGAGATGGTTCGTCAAGGCGCCAAGACAGAGACGGTTCCTCTTGGAGAATTGAAGAAATTGTCCGAAGAACGAATGCTTATTTTTGATGAGGAACTTATGTCTTTTGCGATGGGTAATTGCATCACGCTCGAAGATACGAACGGTAATCGTAAACTATTAAAAAAACGTTACGAACAGAAGATAGATCCTGTTTCAGCTATGTTAGATGCTTATGTTGCATATAAACTGAATAAAGATGCATTTGAATAAGGAGGATTCTCATGAATGTTTAAAAATGAGCTTTATCACTATGGTGTTCTTGGTATGAAATGGGGCGTTCATAAAAAGCGCGCATCTACCAATTCTGTTGGAGTATCAAAATCAGCGAAACGATATAAAAAAGGCGAATACAAAGAGGCCAAACGGCGGGCAAAAGAAAATAAAGCTCGTAGGATTAAGAAAGCATATAATTCTTTTCTAAAAGATCTCGACGTTCTTCAAAAGAAGGGAATGGGAAATGATATAGATGCGGTAATTAAACGGTCAAAAATATATGATAGCCAACTTTCATCAATAAAAGACCAGTATAAAGAAGAAATGTCAAAAGCTAAACGGCTTTTAAATTAGAGAAGTTACTTTTTGTCTGCCATGGATTCTGAACTTAATAAAGAATTTTTGGAGCAAAGGAGGGTTATCATGAATGTTTAAAAATGAGCTTTATCATCATGGCATTCTTGGTATGAAGTGGGGCATTCGAAGGTATCAGAATCCTGATGGAACATTGACCGAGTTGGGCCAAAAACGTCTGGAAAAGAAAGATGTTAAATGGGCTAATAAGAACTATAATAAAATCGTTTCTAAAACGCAAAAGAGCGTTTCGAGGGATATGAATAGATATGCTAATCAACTTCTGTCCCAGCCTAGAAGCAGAACATCAAAAGGTAAAATTAGTGCTTCTACAATTAATTCTTATAATCGTAAATTAGCCGAACTCATGAATGAAAAAGCAACTAACATAACAGCTCCGTCAGGTAGAGCGGTCAAATTTATCGCTAAACGTGGTGAAATAGGAGTACATATGGCTTTGGCTGATCAAGGTTATAATATTAATCAACTTAAAAATGGCGTTTGGGCTTCTGGCCGAGTTGCATACAGTAAACGAAAAGTTAATATTGCTTAGCAAGGAGATATTTTAAAATGTCTGAAACTATAGGTTCCAGGTTTAAAAACGCTTGGAATGCTTTTTTTAATCGTGATCCCACCCCGATGTTCGATAATTCGGGTAATAGTTCCAGTTATCGCCCGGACAGATATAGGCCGACTAGGGGTAACGAACGATCTATAATTACCGCAATTAATAATCGAATAGCTATTGATGTTGCAGCCATTCCTATACGACATGTAAGACTAGATGAAGATGGCGGATATTTAAATACTATTGATTCGGGTTTGAATAACTGTCTTAATCTTGAAGCAAATCTCGATCAGACTGGTAGGGCTTTTATTCAGGATGCTGTCCTTTCAATGCTCGATGAGGGATGTGTTGCGTTGGTACCAACAGTAACAGATGTTAATCCGGATTATACGGATTCGTATGATATTTATGAGATTCGAACCGGAAAGATTACTGAATGGTATCCAAAAAAGGTAAAAGTCGAGGTTTATAATGATAACTCTGGCCGTAAACAGCAAATTATTCGGCCAAAACGCAAAGTTGCCATTATTGAAAACCCAATGTATTCCGTTATGAATGAGCCTAACTCGACTATGCAGCGTCTTATTAGGAAATTAAAACTTCTCGATGCAGTAGACGAGCAGAGCAGTTCAGGTAAATTGGATCTTATCATTCAGCTCCCTTATGTTGTAAAGACTGAAACACGTCGGCAGCAAGCCGAAAATCGAAGAAAGGAAATCGAAGAACAGTTAACTGGTTCTAAATATGGTATTGCGTATACTGATGGTACTGAGCGGATAACTCAATTGAATCGGGCGGTGGAGAACAATCTTTTGAAGCAAGTTGAATATTTAACGAGCATGCTTTTTAGCCAGTTAGGTATTACACAGACGATATTAGATGGAACCGCCGACGAAAAAACGATATTAAATTATCGCAATCGAATTATCGAGCCAATACTTTCCGCAATTGTCGACGCCATGAAAGTTCGTTTTATTACTAAAACTGCAAGAACTCAGGGGCAGTCGATTTCTTTTTTCATGGAGCCATTCAAACTGGTACCTGTGTCTGAGATTGCCGAAATAGCGGATAAGTTTACGCGTAATGAAATCATGACTTCAAATGAAATTCGTCAAATTGTCGGTATGAAGCCTTCTCGAGCTCCTCAGGCTGATGAATTGAGAAACAAAAATCTTAATAGATCGAACGAAGAGACATCCAAGGTCAAACCACTTGACGATATTACAAAAGAAAGGGTAAACGCGACTTCAAAACAGGAGGAATAATTCAAAATGGTAAAATACGATTTTCACGGTTGGGCAACTCGAAACGATTTGAAATGCTCCGATGGCCGTGTAATACGTAGAGACGCCTTTAAAGGCTGTGACGGAAAAATTGTACCGTTGGTTTGGAACCATCGGCATGATGATCCTAGTAACGTTCTTGGTCACGCTTTGTTGAAGAATCAAGAAGATGGTGTTTATGCATATTGCACGTTTAATGAAAGCGAAGCTGGTAAAGCCGCTAAACTTCTCGTAGAACATGGTGATATTTCCGCTTTGTCAATATTCGCAAATCAGCTTAAGCAGGAAGGCTCGAATGTTCTTCACGGTGATATTAAAGAGGTCAGTCTTGTCCTGGCTGGCGCTAATCCTGGAGCATCTATATGTAATGTGGTGCGCCATGGGGAAATGGTAGAAGATGAAGCAGATATTTATACCGGCGAAGATTTTATACTCGAGCATAATTCCATGAATGATTTTACAGAAGAACAATTGGCTGCATTGAAAGGTCCGAAAGGTCCGAAAGGAGATATTGGTCCACAAGGTCCAAAGGGTGATTCTTTAAAGGAGGAAGATAAAATGGCTAGTAATGAAGAAACTGTACGCGATGTTTTTGAAACATTGACTGAAAAGCAGAAGACTGTAGTTTACGCTTTAATCGGTCAGGCTCTCGAAGATGCAAACGATAATGACGAAGAAGATGGAGGAGAAAATATGAAGCATAATGTATTTGATAACGTCGATCCCGAAACCACTATGATTCATGCTGATGATATGCAGGCTATACTTGCTGATGCTAGGCGTACTGGCAGTATGAGGGAAGCGGTAGAGAACTTTGCTCAGGATAGAGGTTGTGATAGCAATTCTCTGTTCCATGCTGATTATGGTATAGAGAATGTCGGATATTTGTTCCCCGATGATCGCTCGGTAACGAATGAGCCCATATTTGTTTCTCGCAATATGGATTGGGTGAGCAAGCTCATGAATAACATTCGCCATACTCCTTTTTCTAGGATAAAGTCCCTTTTCGCTAATATTACCGAGGATGATGCTCGAGCTAAGGGTTATATTAAGGGTAATCTTAAGAAGGAGGAAGTCTTCACCTTGCTTAAGAGAAGCACTAGCCCCACTACTGTGTATAAGAAGCAGAAGATGGATCGTGATGATGTGGTTGATATCGTTGATTTGGATGTAGTAGCTTGGATAAAGAAGGAAATGCGGATTATGCTAGACGAAGAACTTGCCAGGGCAATCTTGGTTGGTGATGGCCGTGTAAGTTCTTCTGATGATAAGATTGATCCCATTCATATTCGTCCTATCTGGACTGATGACGACTTCTACACAATCAAGCAGACTGTAAGTGTTGCTTCTAGTGATAATGAATCTACTATAGCTAAGAATTTCATTAAGCAGTGCATCAAGGCTCGTAAGAATTATAAGGGTTCTGGCAATCCCACCCTGTACACTACTGAAGATATGCTTACTGATATGCTTCTTCTGGAAGACACCACCGGTCGTGTGATCTATGAGTCAGCTGCCAAACTGGCTACGACTCTGCGTGTTAAGGAAATCGTTACTGTTCCTGTAATGGAGAATCTGACAAGGACTGATGATAACAGTAAGGTACATACTCTGTTGGGCATTATCGTCAATCCGAATGATTATACCATTGGTGCAGATAAGGGTGGTGCGGTCAATATGTTCGATGATTTCGACATTGACTATAACCAGCAGAAGTATCTTATTGAAACTCGTTGCTCTGGTGCCTTGACTCTTCCCTATTCTGCCATAGCTGTAGAAAAGGTTTCTGCTTAATATGCTGAAAGAATATTAGGAGGTATATAATTATGATGAAGATTTTCGATCAGGCTAAGGATAAGAATATCGCTGCATATGTCTTTTATGGTAAGACTGCTGATAAGAAGCTCTATTATGAGTCTGATTATAAGACGCAGGTAACGCAGTCTGTTCTTCAGGACGCTTTTAAGAAGGGCCGTCTGCTTGTTATTGATGGCAATACTACTTTGGCCGCTGTTTCTCTGGCCGCAAATAAGGTATCCACAGTTAGCAAGGGAGCTTCTACCGTGGATCTTACTGAATGGTCTGCCGTAGCCGAATAATAAGGTAAAAAATCAAAATGAAAAAATATTATGGGAAAATCGGCTTTGCTACGACGATTGAAACAACACCTGGTGTGTGGTCAGAGCAAATCGTAGAACACAATTATTATGGCGATTGGATTCAGAACACAGGAAAGTTTCGAACAGCCGAGAAGGTTAATGATGATATCGTGATACAAAACACTTTAAGCATCGTAGCCGACCCATATGCTAGGAACACTTTCCACGCTATACGCTATGCTACTTATATGGGGCAGAAATGGAAAGTTATAAGCGTGGAAGTGAATTTTCCTCGTTTGAATCTATCGCTGGGAGGTATATATAATGCGCACTAGACTCGATCTTCAAAAACTTTTGGAGAAAACTTTAGGGAGCCGCAATGTGTATTTTCAACCTCCCCCGAATGTTCAAATGAAATACCCAGCGATTGTATATAAACGTCAAAAAATCGATAATGATTTTGGAGATGATTTAGTTTATATACAATCGCATTTTTATTCTGTAATCGTGATAGATTCGAATCCTGATAGCCCTATTGTTATGGACGTTTCTCGAATTCCTGGGATTCAACATGATCGTAATTATGTTTCCGACAATCTGTATCACGATGCGTTTACACTTTACTATTAAGGAGGCAAATCTATGAGACTTAATTGGGATAATGCTGGCGAACGCTTGTTCGAAACCGGTGTCCGAAATGGTGTACTTTATCCTTTCAGCGAGAATAACTATGGTAAGGGCGTTCCATGGAATGGTCTTACAGCCGTAACTGAAACTCCGTCTGGCGCTGAAGCTACTGCACTTTATGCGGATGACATGAAGTATCTTAACCTTATGTCTACTGAGGAGTTTGGCGCTACAGTTGAGGCTTATACTTATCCGAAAGAATTTGAAGCTTGCGATGGTTCTGCTGAGGTCTCCGATGGCGTTACTATTGGCCAGCAGGAACGTAAGACTTTCGGTATGTCTTACCGGACGGTTATCGGTAATGACCTCGAAGGTAATGAACATGGCTATAAGCTTCATCTGATATATGGTGCGTTGGCAGCTCCTAGTGAGCGCGCTTACAGCACTATAAACGATTCCCCTGAGGCAATAACTTTTTCTTGGGAAGTATCGACTACTCCGGTTAACGTACCTGGTAGAAAGGCTACTTCTTTGCTTACTGTTGATTCTACAAAGTGCGATAAAACTAAACTTAAGCAGCTTGAAGATATACTGTATGGCATATCGGCTGATGAGTTTAGTGAAAGTGCAACGTATCAGGTTGGCGATTACTGTACTTATGAGAGTAAGACCTATAGGTGTAAGACAGCCATTCAGACTGCAGGAGCATGGGATTCGTCTAAGTGGGATGAGGTTAAAAATGTTGACGCCCGTCTACCTCTTCCTGCCGAAGTTATAGAACTTTTTGGACCTAAAGCGAACGGTTAATCTAAACTAGTTGTAGAGAGTCGTATTCAGGTAAGCTGGCGACTCTTTTTTATTTAGAAAGGAGAAATAATATGATCGTAAAGACTGTTACCTATACAGATTTTAATGGTAATGAACGTACTGAAAATTTTTGGTTCCATCTTTCTAGACCGGAACTTACCGAAATGCTTTTAGGAATAGATAATAATATCGAAACATATATAAAGACTATAATTAAGAGCGAGAATTACTATGAAATAGTTAAGATTTTTAAGAAACTTCTTCTGGAAGCTTATGGCGAAAAGTCTGAAGATGGACGAAGGTTCATTAAATCGCCTGAAAAAACGAAGGAATTTTCAGAAAGTGAAGCATATTCGGTTTTGTTCACTGAGCTGACAACGAATGAAGAGAAGGCCAGTGAGTTTATTAATGGCCTTATTTCTAAGGATACTGCAACAGGGAAGTAAAAACGAGGATAGGGAGAATGCTTCAGATTACAATACCTGCTAGGGAAATAGCTTATGACGAAGTCAAAAATGAGTTTTGCTATAGCAAAGAATGTACGTTGCAATTAGAGCATTCTCTTGTTTCCATTTCAAAATGGGAATCAAAGTGGCATAAACCATTTTTGGATAAAAAAGAAAAAACCGCAGAAGAAATAATAGATTACATTCGCTGCATGACAATTACTCAGAATGTTGACCCCGAAGTTTATAACAATCTAACAAAAGACAACATATCTGCGATTATAGCGTATATAGACGATCCTATGACCGCAACTTGGTTCAACGATGATAAAAACAAGAAACCGGTTCGTAGAGAGATACTAACTAATGAATTAATCTATTATGCTATGTGTTCATATAATATACCAGTGGAATTTCAGAAATGGCATCTCAATCGATTGCTAACACTTCTTCGAGTATTTGCAATTAAGAATGAGCCACCTAAGAAAATGTCTAAGAGCGAAATTATGCGACGCAATAAGTCTTTGAATGAAGCTCGGAGAAATGCTCTTGGTACGAGAGGATAGGCGGTGGGTTTAAGTGATTACCTTTAAGCAAACTGGGAATTTTTTTAAGTTTAAAAGATATACGGAAAGAATTAAAGAAGCAGTTAAGATTGGAAATTTAAATGCTTATGGTCGCGAAGGGGTAGCCGCTTTACAATCTGCAACACCTATAGATTCGGGTTTAACTGCTAATTCGTGGGACTATGAAATACAGCAGGGCAATAATCGCGTGTCGATTGTTTTTACGAACTCGAATATTCAAAATGGAGTTCCCATTGCCGTAATCATACAGTACGGCCACGCTTCTCGAAATGGAAGATGGGTAGAAGGACGTGATTATATTAATCCTGCTATTCAACCAATTTTTGACAAAATAGCAGAATCTGTATGGAAGGAGGTCACGAGAGCATGAGCAAAACGATTGACGAAAAAGTCGTTGAAATGCGATTTGATAATTCTCAATTCGAACGCAATGTGGCGACGAGTATGAGCACCATCGATAAACTCAAACGAAGTTTGAAATTTGATGGGGTTTCTAAGGGTATAGAAGATATTAGCGATTCTGCAAATCGTATCGATTTCTCGGGTTTTAGCAATGCCATTGACAGTGTCCAGATGAAATTCTCGGCACTTGAAGTCATGGCAGTCACGGCTTTGGCAAACATCACTAATTCGGCTGTAAATGCTGGTTTGAAGCTTGCAAAATCATTAACAATAGATCCGATTTCCACCGGATGGTCAAAATACAATACTAAGAATCAATCTGTAGCAACTATGGTTGCTCAAGGTTATGATATAGAAACCGTTAATTCGCAACTTGAAAGACTGAACTGGTTTACAGATGAAACAAGTTACGATTTCGCCCAAATGGTTGCTAATATCGCTAAATTCACAGCAACCGGCAAAGACTTGGACGAATCCGTTACTGCTATGGAAGGTATAGCAAACTGGGCAGCTTTGTCTGGTCAAAATGCTAACACAGCTAGTCATGCAATGTATCAGCTTTCCCAAGCTATGGGTGCTGGTGTCATGCGTTTGGAAGATTATAAGTCTATTCAGAACGTATCGATGGATACTGATGAGTTTCGCCAAAAAGCTTTGGATGCCGCAGTAGCATTAGGTACGTTAAAGAAAAATGCTGATGGTACATATTCTTCTTTGGTAGGCAAAGCGAATAATTTTACTAAATCTCAGTTTGCAACGAGCTTAACACAAGGAGCTTGGTTTACATCGGATGTCATGATGTCCGTTTTCCAAGATTATTCTAAAGCTGTTGATCAGATTTACGATTATGCAACTGAAAAAGGTATAACTGCATCTCAAGCCATAAAAGAATTAAACGGTCAAATTGATGCGTTTTCACTGAAGGGATTTAAAGCTGCACAGGAAGCTCGTACTTTTGAAGATGCTATAAATTCCGCTCGGGACGCTGTAAGCTCTGGCTGGTTAAATACTTTTGAATTGATATTTGGTAATGCGGAACAAGCCACTAGTACCTGGACTGATTTAGCAGAAATTATGTACGACATTTTTGCTGAACCTGGTAATACTCGCAATGAATTACTATCTCAATGGAGTGAACTTGGGGGGCAAAAAGCTCTCATCGAATCTCTAATGGGGATAGTAGGCCAGCTTAAAGATATGCTGGATATTTTAGGCGAAGCTTGGTCTAATGTATTTCCTCCAATGACCGCTGAACGATTAGTAGAGATTACTGAAAACTTTCGTGATTTTGTAAAATCAATTTCTGATTTTATACAAAAGCATCGTGATAATTTAGTTTCGACATTTCAGGGGTTATTTTCAGTTCTTCGTATTATCAAAGATGCTCTAAAAGGCGTTTGGACTGTCGTGCGATCCATTATTGATAATTCGGGATCTCTCGTGCCGATACTCTTAGAATTTACTGGCTCTTTGGGAGAAATGGTTACTTCTTTATCCAAGAGTATAGAAGAAGGAAATATTTTTGTTACTATTGGAGAAAAAATAGGCGGCGTTTTAAAATGGTTAACAGGTTTATTTTCTGGTGCTTCGCCTCATATTACAAATATATTTTCTGCTATTGGGAAAGGCGCTGCATTTGTTAGTAAAGTTTTATCAAAGCTTTTTAGCAATATAAAAGTGGACATGCCAAAGCTAATCAACAGTCTTTCCCTTGCTTCTATTTCAGTATTTCTTGGAAAAGCATTATCTGGCATTAAAAAGCCTCTTCAAATATTTAGCGATATAAAAGGTTCGATAGTGGGTGTGCTGGACGGTGTTCGAGATGCTTTGTCATCTTGGAAAACCAGCATAGATGCCAAATCGCTTTTGAATATATCGATTTCGATTGGGATATTAGCTGGTTCGTTAATGCTTATATCTTCTATTGAAAGCGATAAACTTATGAAATCAGTTGTCGCTATCGGAGCTTTGATGACAGAACTTGGCTTGTTCCTCAAGTTATTTTCGGGATTTGGTGGCGGTATAAAAGGATTTGGATCCATCGCTATAGCAATGGTTGGTATTTCAACTTCTGTGCTGATATTAGCTAGCGCAATGAAAATCCTTTCTAAAATACCCGAAGAGGATATAGGGCGTAGTATCGCGGCTCTTGTCGGAGTAATGGCAATTCTTACTGCAACAGCCCGCGCTTTTCCACAAAAGAAAATGTTAGGTGTCGGTCTAGCTATGGTTAGCGTTGCTACAGCAGTCGTTATATTAGCTGGAGCCATGAAGATATTTCAAACTCTTCAATGGGAAGACATCGCTAAGGGTATAGTTGCTATCGGTGGTTCACTTGGTGTCTTGGCGCTGTTCCTTACCGCGATGAACGATAATATCAAAGGGGCTTTTGCTTTAACAATTGCGGCAGGAGCTTTAATAACTTTGAGTCTTGCGTTAAAGATCTTTCAAACTCTTCAATGGGAAGACATTGCTAAGGGTATAGTGGCTATCGGAGGGTCACTTGGCGTACTAGCACTATTCCTTACCGCGATGAACGATAATATCAAAGGTGCTTTTGCTTTAACGATTGCGGCTGGAGCATTAATAACTTTGAGCCTTGCATTAAAGATATTTCAAACTCTTCAATGGGAAGACATTGCTAAGGGCATAGTCGCTATCGGCGGTTCACTTGGCGTACTAGCACTGTTCCTTACTGCAATGAACAACAACGTCAAGGGTGCTTTTGCTTTAACAATTGTAGCAGGTTCGCTAATAATATTGGGTACAGCATTAAAAATCCTAAGTAATATTCCTTTTACAAAGATGCTAGTAGCTCTTGGCGCTCTTGCAGGTACTTTTCTGGTTCTTGGGTTGGCAGGCGCGATTTTGACTCCCGTTATACCTACTATTCTTGGTTTGGCTGGTGCACTAGCCTTAGTTGGTGTAGCCATACTAGCATTCGGAGCTGGTCTTGCTTTAACTGGTGCTGGATTGACTGCCATCGCAGCTGGTTTAACCGCTTTAGCTTTAGCAAGTACGGCCAGTGTAAATGCCTTGATAACTGTGGTATCAGCTATCGTTACTGGTATTATCCAGGCAATTCTTGACGGTATTACGAGCCTTGTCGTAACCATTGGCGAAACTCTTCCGCTTATAGTAACTACGATATTGAACCTTATTACATCTATTCTTACGGCCATCGATGAGAATGGTCCGATGATATTTGAAAAGGTTCTTTCTATAATAACGGGTTTACTAGAGACTATTGCTAATAACATGCAGCCTATCGTTGAGGCAGGTATAGAAATCGTTTTGGGACTCATTCGTGGTATAAGTGAGAAAATGGATGATATAGCCCAAGCGGGTTTCGACTTGCTTATAAGTTTTATCGATGGTCTTTCGAAGGCAATTGATGAAAACTTCACTGATCTTCTGAATTCAGTATTGAATTTGATAACTACTATCATAGACAGTGTTGTTGAATTCTTGACTGGCGGAGCTGTAACCGACTTCTGTGCTTCGGGTAAAGCCGTTATAGAAGGATTCATCAAAGGTATGGGTGATATGATCGATGCTGTAGTGCAGAAAGCTAAAGACATCGCTAAGGCAGCCATAAGAACCGTTAAAGGCTGGCTTGGAATTAATTCTCCTTCTAAGGTTTTCAGAAAAATCGGCGTATATACCGGTGAAGGTTTAGCTTTGGGTTTGGAGGATTCCGAAAATAGTATTGCGAATTCTGCTATTGGCATTGGCAAAACAGCTAAGACTGCAATGGAAAAGGCTATTAATGGAATGTCGGATATTGTCAACGGCATCGATACTCAGCCTACGATTCGACCCATATTAGACTTATCGGATATAGAGTCCGGGGCTACTCGTATAGACAAGCTTTCGAATTCCTGGAATGGATACTCTATTGATGGAACGGTTAATCTGGCAAAAACTACTATGGGATCACTCCCGCTTCAGCCTAATAATGCAAGTCTTACCGCGTCTATGCTCGATCAAATTAAGAAACTTGGTAATGCTATGTCTGGCGAAAAGAACACTACCATAACTAATCATTTCTCAATTACTGGTGACAATCCGCGTGAAATCGCGAATGAAGTATCCAGAATACTCCAGCAGCAAGTCGAAAGGAGGGACGCTGTATGGGCATAATAATGTTTAATGGAGCGTCTTCCAAAGATTACGGTATCGAGGTTGAGCATCCACCTAAGTATAATTATCCAGAAAGAGACTACACTATTGTGCACGTTCCCGGACGTAACGGGGACTTAGTTCTCGATAGTGAATCCTATCAAAATGTAGAACGTGTGTATGAGTTGGCAATAGGCGAGTATCATGGCGATTTCACGGTACTCGCCAATCGTCTTTCCACATGGCTACACTCCGCTCGAACCTATGCACGATTAGAGGATAGCTACGAGCCAGAATATTATCGTATGGCTCTATATAAAGAAGGAACTTCTATTGAGAATTTCTTTCATCAGGGGGGCAGAGTAGAAGTCACCTTTAATTGCAAGCCTCAACGTTTTCTTAAAGAGGGCGAAAAAGCGGTTAGTATTACTAATGGTGATATTTGGGTTAATCCTACAAATCAAGTGGCTAAACCTCTAATCAAAATTACCGGTAGCAGTGGTACCTTTACAATAGGGGATCGGACTGTGACTCTCAATGCTATAAACGAGTATATAATGCTCGATAGCGAGCTGGAGCACGCTTATAAAGGGCTGACAAATTGCAATGCTGATATCTCAGCCCTTTATTTTCCGGTTCTTAACACCGGTGCAAATACGATAACCTGGACTGGTAATATTACAGCTGTAGAAATTATTCCTAGGTGGTGGACACTATGATTCCAATACTATATTCGCCAACAACTACTTCATTTACAACAGGAGGAATTGGCAAGCTTATAGATGCCGGCTCTTGTATAGTTACAGAGGAAAGAAATGGTTCCTATGAGTTAGAGATGACCTATCCTATAACGGGCCATCTTTATGACGAGATCAAACAGCGTAGTATTATATTCGCTAAACCAAGTCCAGCCCAGTCTGAACAGCCTTTTCGTGTGTATCGCATCACGAAGCCATTAAATAAGATTGTTACTATCTATGCTGCTCATATTAGCTACGATCTTAGTGGAATACCAGTAAAAAACTTCACTTCTCAGTCCGTACAAGCGGCTCTGACGGCCTTAACGACGTCTAGTGTGATAAGTAATCCATTCACATTTTGGAGCGATAAGACGAATTCTGGAGTCATGGAAATCGAAACTCCAACGCCTTGCCGAACAATTTTATCAAATATACTGGATGTTTATGGCGGAGAATACGAGTTCGATAAGTATACGGTTAAACTGCATTCTCTTCGCGGATTTGATAACGGTGTCTCCATAAAGTATGGCAAGAACCTTACAGATTTGGAACAGGATGAGAATTGTTCGAACGTCTATACCGGTGTATTACCCTACTGGACTGGTAATGATACGACTGTTAGCGGTTCGGTAGTAAATGCCCCTGGTACATACGATTTTACTCGTATATTACCGGTCGACTTTACCAGCGACTTTGAGGAACAACCCTCGACGACTCAGCTTGATAATGCCGCAACGAATTATATTTCGGCTAATAATATCGGCATTCCAGAAGTTAATCTAACTGTTTCTTTCGTTCATTTGAACCAGACGGAGGAGTATAAGAATCTTGGGATATTCGAACGGGTCGAACTTGGAGACACGATCAAGGTTGAATTTGCGGCTATGGGTGTTTCTTCGACTGCGAGATGTGTCAAAACCGTTTATAACACCTTGCTTGAACGGTATGACAATGTGGAACTCGGAGAAGTTAAGAAAGGTTTAGCGGATACCATTTCATCTCAAACTTCATCAATTATTGATATTTCGAAAAATAGTGGCGTATCCAGTGCAGTAAAAGCTGCTATAATAGCGGCATCTGAGGCTATAACCGGGCAGAAGGGCGGAAGTGTGATACTACACGATACTCGTGGCGGTAATAAGCCTAATGAGCTGCTGTTTTTAGATAATGATGATATTTCTCAAGCTCAGAAAGTTTGGCGTTTCAATTTATCAGGTTTTGGATATTCTTCTAACGGTTATGAAGGGCCATTTACCACAGCCATAACCAGAGATGGCTCGATAGTAGCAGACTTCATCACGACCGGTAGTATGGACGCGGCGCGGATTACCGCGGGTATACTCCAATCAAAAGATGGCCGATTTTTGATTGACCTGACTGCCAATACTATCACTATGAAAAATCCCAGCGGAAACACGGTGTTCTCATTTGATAGCAATGGCAACCTGACGGTCAGCGGAAACATTACAGCAACAGGCGGCTCAATCGCGGGATTTAAAATAAATGGGGACAATTTACAAGGCAATAGCTGCACACTATATTCCCAGGCTGGTAAAGGTGTATTAAAACTTGGTGGTACAACTATAACAGGGGTTAGCAATGGCTATACACATGTTGATACCGGAGCAATGTTTGATGGAGAAGTTTATGCCAAAACGGATTTACGCGGTCAGGGGTTATATGTCTACAACGGGCAGGTCACATTCAGTTTAGGAAGCAATAACTTTTATATCCTAGGTATGGAAGCTCAATCCGTCTCTTGGAGCGCGAATCTACGTCTTGACACCGATGATTTTCATGTATATAGAATTAGTTCCTCTAAACGCTTTAAACGCAACATACATGATATTCGGGAGTTTGACGATGTTGGAGATCGAATAGACCGAGTTCGAGCAGTAACGTTTGAGAGTAAGGCTAGTGGTGACAAAGGTCGCAGTGGCTATGGTTTCATTGCCGAGGAAATGGAACAAGAATTCCCATGGCTTACTGAGTATTGCAGAAATAAAGAAACCGGTATGGTAGAGGCCGAAAGTGTAAGCTACGATCGTGTTCCTGCTATCCTTTGGGCAGATGCACAGAAGACTCATGAACGGCTTAAAACACTCGAAGCTGAGCTTGTCGAGATAAAATCGTTGCTATCCAAGAAACTTAACAATTAAAAGAAGGGGAAGATATTTAATGTATCTGGATGCACAAACGATTATCACATTTGCTTCTCTTCTAACTGCTATGGGAGTAATAGCGCATTACTTGAACAAAGGTCATCAATGGTATATGAAGCAGGAGAAGCAGGACGTTGATATTACAGCAATTCAAAATGAAATTGTAGAACAAAAGAAGGAGCAACGGTTACATACTTATGCTCTCTTGGCTTGTTTAAAAGGATTAAAAGAACAAGGTTGCAATGGCCCCGTAACTGAGGCCATTAATGAAATAGAAAAACACTTGAACCAAAAAGCGCATGAATAAGGAGGTAATATTATGCAGTTTTTCAAGCTTAACGACAAGGTGTATGACGTTCTGAAGTGGGTAACTATGGTAGTACTTCCCGCACTCTCTACGCTGTATTTTGCTCTGGCTAATCAGTGGGGTCTTCCTTATAGCGAGGAAATAGTAAAGACCGTTATGGCGGTAATAACCTTCCTCGGTACAATACTTGGTATAAGCACAGCCGAGTATAGGAAGAGCTCGAATTAAGACGTAATTAACAGCGATTTATTGGGCTTAGAACAGGAAACACCCAAATAAATCGTATGAATTAAAAAGTGGTTAGGAGTGATACAAAGATGAAAAATGTAGGATATTCCTATATTATTCATATATCACTCCTACACCACGATTCCTACATAATCCGATATTGGTTTTAGTGGATAGCCGCAATGTGGGCAGATAATTGCTTTATCACTCGCTTGCAATTCACATTCTGGGCATTTACTACCCATTGATATTTACACCTCCAAAGTAAGTATATAGTGAATCTGTAAGAGTTGTCGATTTATACATACGCGGTTTTTACAGCCTCTTTTATGAGAATTATATTTATGGAGGTTTATATGGAATACAAACACTTTAGCTATAAGGGTCCGGTTACGAATTCATTCGGAAAATTACTAACCGATAAATGGGAAGGAGCGACAATGGCACCAACGCTTGCGAAAGCTCGTTCTAATCTAGGTTACCAGTTTAAGAAGGAATCTAACTTACTCCCATCTAGTAAGGTGATATTTAATGGACCAATTAAAGAAAACTGATTAACGGAACGAGTCCTACATGGACTCTTTCTTTTTGCATTTTTAAGGATTAGCTGTAAAGACGTTTACTACGAATTGTACAGACGGTTCTTCTGAATATTAGATCGCGAAAGGCAGTAAATACGCGAAACCTACATTTTCTATTATGAAAGGTAGGTGTATTATGATGAGGACTTTTGACAACATTATTTACAAGAGACATCATTTGATTATGGACGAAACCAAAGTAATGGAGGCACTGCGTATTATACAAAAGACGTGCGACCGGCTGCTTACTCAAATACAAATTGACATGGCAGTTGGAAGTTGTGGTTGGAAGAATAGTACGATGTGGTACATTAACTTAACTTGTTCCAATACCGAATGGCGAAATTTGATCAAAGAATTATTGATTGTACGAGTCTTCTCGAATAGAGACATACCACAAAATGATATTTATGTTTATACCACGGATTGAGCCCACGAGGGCTCTTTCTTTTTTCTACGCGAAATATGCACTTTCTGTTATGAAAGGAAGGTGATAATTATGTTAATCGCATTTATAGTGTATCTAGTAGTTGGAGTATTAGTGATGGTCGCTACTGCTAACATTTGGATTTGCAGAGTACAAGGCTGGTCTTTATTTCGTACGATTATTAATGTCGTGTGCACTACACTCGTTGCTCCTATTTGCTTGATTATCTGTATCGCGAATGAGATTTATCGTGCCTTGCATTAAGGATTTAAGAGACTTGGAAAACTGGGTCTCTTGTTCTTTTCGCGAATACCATATGCGGGTAACGATTATTAATGATATTTTATAGAAAAGGAGAATGGAATTATGAATTACACTTGGTACTTTATTGGGGGTATTATCTTGTTGATAGTCGGTCAGATTACTGGTTATCTGCGGGGTTTAAAAGATGGCAAGGAGATTTTTGGTACTCTTCGTATGGATCATTCGGATATTGAAGAACCACCTTATCTGTTCTTGGAGCTTAAAGGGCATACTGTTGACGATATTTCAAAACAGAAGTTTGTAACTTTCGCTGTTGAACAGAAAGATTTTCTTCCGCGAAATTAACATTTTCTTTTATGAAACCATAACGAAAGGGGTACAAAATGTTCACAGAAAGAAAAAAGCTAAAAGGTGAGATCGAAAAGGACTTTGATCATTTAGCCGAGTTGGAACCGTATGATGAAAAATACGCGAAAACGACCGAAAACCTAAGTCAGCTGTATGATTTGAAAAATAGGGAAGACAAGAATTTGACAGATCTGATAGTTGGATTGCTAGGAATTGGTTTACCATTGGTATTTTACGGAATATGGATGAACAGAGGCTTTAAGTTCGAAGAAACTGGAGCGTACACCTCGACGACATTTAGAGGACTGTTTAACAGATTTAAACCCACCAAGTAATTATGAAAGGATTAAGGTGTCTAACAAGGCATCTTAATTTCTGATTCTCTGAAAGGAGCATGAGATGACAAGGTTTATAGCGAACATTAAACGTTTTGTAAAACGAAACAACTCGACAATTCTATCGATCATAGGGTCCGGAGGGGTTATTGTAACGACAATACTTGCGATCCGTGCTACACCAAAAGCCTATGAACTTATAAAAGCAGATAGTCGTTTTAATCATGATGGCGACCCGTATGCTTACACCAAGCTGGAGGCTATACAATCAGCTTGGAAATGTTATATTCCGACCGCTATTTCATGCATGGGCACTATAATCTGTATATTAGGTTCGGACGCTATTAGCCGAAATAATAAGGAAGCATTGATCGGAGCTTATACTATTTTGAGTAATTCATATGAAGAGTATAAGTCAAAGATGCGAGAGCTCTATGGCGATGAAGCCGACAAAGAAGTTAGGGGTGCTATGATACGCTCTAAAGTCGATGACAATACTGGCTTAATGCTAAGCGATGAAAAATTCCTGTTTTTCGAAGAGTATTATGGGGAATTCTTCACTCGTACAAAAGAAGAGGTATTACTGGCCGAGTATCACTTCAATCGGAATTACCAGCTTAGAGGTTATGCAAACCTGAACGAACTATATGCGTTCTTGGATCTTCATCCCGCAAATACTTTATTTGGCGAGACTGTCGGATGGTCGATTGAAGCTGGCGAATGTTATTATGGTTATTCATGGATTGATTTCGATCACGAATTGGTGACGTTGGATGATGGGTTAGAGTGTATTTATATTCACTTTCCGTTTCCTCCGACAGCTGATTATCTCGATATGGAATAATTTACGCACAATTATCTTTTTGTTTTTACGCGAAATAAACATTTTATATTATGAAAGGAGGCTAAAAGCTTATGAACATTAAAACGATTAAAATCTTGAATATAGCTCTTAGCATAATCGGAATGGCAGTAACTTTCGCCATCGACCGTATTAATGACAAGAAGCTAGATGGAGTAATCGAAGATAAGATTGCTAAAGCACTCGCGAACAAACAGTAAGGGTCCGGAACACGGACTCTTATTTATTTGGAGTACTTATAGCGGCGTTGAGAGGAAGATAAAATGGCGAGCAATGAAGAAACTGTACGCGATGTTTTTGAAACATTGAATGAAAAGCAGAAGACTGTAGTTTACGCTTTAATCGGTCAGGTTCTAGAAAATGAAAAAACTGTAAGCGATGTTTTTGAAACATTGACTGAAAAGCAGAAGACTGTAGTTTATGCTTTAATCGGTCAGGCTCTCGAAGATGCAAAAAACGACGAATATGACAACTGATCAGGCTATTAATTTCATTCGTAGCTATTGTTCGAAAACTATTCCCAAACCGAAAGTCGGATGGCCCCACTATTATCTGCAAGAAGTAGCTTATTCATCTTGTGCAGCAAGCGAGATAATTAAAAGACTTGAAAGTAGTACGGACGATCCGATTCAAACAGTTAAACAATTTAAGGAAGAGATGTATGAATTTTATAGCATGAATGATGGAGCAAGAAGCGTGGTGTTTTCTTATGCTTATGAAACAGCAGAGGAGATTTATATTCTATTGTCAAGAAAAGCGTTATCATTAAAAAGGAGTATGAAATGAGCACATCTAAAATGGCAGCATTTATGCATAAAGCCAAAACTGTTTTAAATACCTATTATCCTGAAATTTTAACAGGTATTGGTATTACTGGGATGCTTACATCTACGATATTGGCTGTTAGAGCTACGCCAACGGCATTGCGTTTGATTGAAGCATCTAAGCAGGAACTTAATCAAGATAAATTGACTCCGATCGAAACAGTCAAAGCCACATGGCGTTCTTATTTACCATCTGTAATAGCTAGTGGGATGTCTATTGCCTGTCTAATCGGAGCGAGTTCGGAAAATGCTAAGCGTAGAGCAGCATTGACTGCAGCATGGAGCATAACCGAGGCTGCTCTTAACAAGTATGAAAAAAAAGTGGTTGAAATCGTCGGAGAAAAGAAGAATGAGATTATTCGTGACGCTATAGCGGAGGATCATATTAAAGAAAACCCGATTAAAACTAACGAAGTAATCATAACCTCTAAGGGCGATACGATTTGCTTTGATACTATTTCATCAAGATATTTCAAATCAGATATCGAAAAACTCAAGCATGTGCAAAACGAGGTAAATAAGCGCCTCGTCAATGAAATGTACATCTCACTTAATGAGTTTTACTACGAAATAGGGCTGCCGCCAATAAAAATTGGAGATGACTTGGGTTGGAATATTGCGGACGGCCTTATCAATTTTAGGTTTAGCGCTCATCTGTCCGAAGATGGAACTCCGTGCATAGCGGTAGATTATAACATATCTCCTACGTATAAATATTGCCGTTAGTACGCGAAAATTACATTTTCTATTATGAAGGAAACATTAACTTATTATAATCTGAAAGGAGAACAATTATGGAAACTAACGAAATCATGACTAACGCAGAGGACATCATGGACGTCACTGAAGAGGTTGCAACTTGTGGAGGAAGTAAGACCCTTAAGATAGCTGGGGTGGTTACTGGGGCAGCACTTATAGGCGTAGTAGCATATAAGTATGCCATCAAACCGCTCTGGACTAAACTCAAGGCGAAGCACGAAGCAAAGAAAGCTTCTAAAGAGGCCGTTTATGTAGAATCTAAGGAGGATGAATTCGAAGAGTTCAATGATTGGGAAGAGAAGATCAAGTAATTGATGTGACCCAAAAGTATAGGTGTCTGTAACAAGGCACCTTTACTTTTTTTATTAGCAGATAGGAGTAATCGAATGGCCGAAAACAACACGACTGTGGATATATTAAATGATTTGAAACCGAATTCTGATAAGTATAAGGAGAGAACGAAAACAGAATCAGAAAAAAACTTGGGGCGTATCGTAACAGGCAATGTCAGTGTAAAGAAGAAAAACGATATTCAAAAATTCGCTGAGACATTTGTAAAAGAAGATTTGCATACTGTCAAATCTTATATTTGGACCGAGGTATTACTTCCGGCGTTTAAAGCTGTCATATCGGATAGCGTAAACATGATGCTTTACGGTGAGACGTCAAGAAATAGAAAAACAAATAATAAACGAGTATCGCAGGTTTCATATAGTAGTTATTACGATAGACCGAATGATCGCAGGGAACCTAATTACGTTCGTAGTGCGTCACGATACATCTTTGATGACTTGAAATTCGAAGATCGTGGAGACGCCGACGAGGTATTGTCAACATTAGACGATCTGCTAAATCGCTATCCATCGGTTAGCATAGCTGATCTTAATGAATTGGTAGGTATTACAGGACGCTATACCGATAATAAATACGGTTGGACTGATATTAGTCAAGCATATATCGAGCGTACCCGTGATGGTTATATTTTAAGAATGCCCAAAGCAATTCCATTAGATTAAGAAGGAGAAAAGAATGAGTAACATTAGTACTAAAGCAGCTAGTTTTGTTAAGAAGACCGGCTTTCAGTTGCGTCAGTATAGCCCCGAGATTCTTGTAGTGGCTGGAGTTATAGGCACCGTTGTAAGCGCCGTAATGGCCTGCAAGGCAACCACCAAGGTGAATGATATTTTGGAGCAGCATAAAGAGGATGTTGAAAAAATACATACGGTAGCTAAAGATGAGAAGTACGCTGATGAGTATACCGAGAGCGATATGAAAAAGGATCTTACAATAGTTTATGCTCAGACAGCATTGAAATTTGCTAAGCTGTATGGCCCGGCGGTTCTTCTTGGCGGTCTGTCAATAACTGGGATTCTGACGTCGAACAATATTCTTCGTAAGCGGAATATTGCACTTGCAACTGCATATGCGGCTCTCGATAAGAGCTTTAAGGGTTATCGTGAACGCCTTACTGAACGTTATGGCGAAACTGTGGATCATGAATTGAAATATGGCATTAAGGCTCAGAAGATAGAAGAGACCGTTGTAGACGAAAACGGAAAAACTAAGAAAACCAAGACTGTAGTTCCGGTCGTAGAAAATGAAAAGAACAGTGTATACGCTCGCTTCTTTGACGAAACTAATCCGAATTGGGAGAAGAATCCGGATTATAATTTGATGTTCCTCCGTGCTCAGGAAAACTATGCTAATCAGAGGCTTCGTGCAGATGGCTATCTTTTCTTGAACGATGTTTACGAGAGCCTTGGAATTCCTAAATGTAGTATAGGTCAAGTAGTTGGTTGGATTTATGATCCAGAGGACCAGAACGCGGATTGTCGTGTTTCTTTCGGTATTTACGATCTTTATAGGGCAGTATCTAGAGATTTTGTAAATGGTATCGAACCCGCCATTCTTCTTGACTTTAATGTTGATGGAGTAATGTGGGACAAAATCAATCCAAAACACTAAAACAAGTAGGAAGTAAGACTACGGATCTGATTAATGGAATAATTGTCCAAATTGATGATATTTTGGATTTGGCTTTAACCATTATGAAGATCCGTACAGAGGAGAAAAAATGCACAAAGCAATTATATTTATAGGCGGTGTGGCAGTAGGGTCATTCGTGACTTGGAGGCTGCTTAAAGAGAAGTACATACGTCAAACGCAGGAAGAGATAAATGAGGTAAGGGAGCATTATCGTAAAAAGAAAGAGTCGGAAGAAGTAACTGTTGATTCGAATGGTGCTACAGAAACTAACGAAAAGCCCGATTTGATAGCGTACGCTGCGAAACTGACGAAGAATGGTTATATCGACTATACTAATCCCAAGAGCCTTGTTAAAGCTACTGGAGATATGATCGATGCAGTAGTACAGAAAGATAATGAAGAATCTTTGGATCCGGTAATACTAAACGATCCATCATATCAGCCTCCTTATATTATTTCGCCTGAAGATTTCGCCATAGATGACGAATACACCATAGTCAATTTGAACTATTATATTGATGGTGTTTTAACCGATGAAGATGATCATATCGTCGAAAATGTTGATGACGTGGTAGGTTTGGAAAATCTAAACCATATGGGTGAGTACGAGGATGACGCACTGCATATTCGTAATGAAAATTACAAGTGCGAATACGAGATTCTTTTGTCTCGTAGGCTTTACCATGATACAACGGAGGTGAATTAGTATAGATGATAGACGATGAGCTGTGCAACGAATATTTTGACTGGATGTATCAGCTCGTCCATGACAAATACTATACGAAGAATCTATCCTATCGTAAGCTTTTGATGGCACTTTTTGAGAAGGATTTCTATTATATTTTGCCAAGAGATAGGAATCGAGCCCAAGATGGGATAGATCTTCGATATAGATTCGGATATGAATGCGGTTATTCGCACGCACTCATAAAGGAACACCTGGATGATAATAATGTATCAGTCCTTGAAATGATGGTCGCACTGGCTTTTCGTTGTGAAGAACAAATCATGGACGATCCAGATATTGGAGATAGAACAGGCCAATGGTTCTGGAGTATGATAGAAAATCTCGGATTGATGTCGATGGATGATAGGAATTTTGATGCGGATTATATAAACTATGTTATAACTCGTTTTCTTGAACGAGAATACGCTCCAAATGGCGAAGGTGGTTTATTTAAAACGAATCGAAACCATTGTGACATGCGATCAACCGAAATATGGTATCAGCTATGCTGGTATTTAACAGATTTAAATAATTGAGGTGGCCATGACTCAACAAATGATATTTGACCAATTAATCGCTAGGTTTCCTCAATTTTCGAACCTAATCAGTCAGTGGTTTCCGAAAGGACCGAATGCTATAATAATCGAACTTCTCAATAAAGAGGAATTGATATTTACATTTGCTAGTCCATCAAATTGGAGCTTAGAGACGATTAATAATTATATTTCAAATAAGAGAGGAGGATAACATGAATGATGGACTTCTTAATGATTTCAACACGTAGTACAAGGCGTGGAGTAATCGAAATCTATCCGAAGTTTATTGTCTGTAAAAGCTCCGATCTTATGATTCGCGGTGGCGATTTTTATGCCATCTGGGTTGAGGAACGCGGTTTATGGTCCACTGAGGAGCAGGACGCACTGCAACTCATAGATCGCGAACTGGATAGATATGCCGAGGAAAATCGGCAAAAGTTTGATTCAAACATAAAGGTCCTTCATATGTGGGATGCCGAATCTGGAATGATAGATTCATGGCATAAATATTGTCAAAAGCAAATGCGTGACAACTATCACATGTTGGACGAAGAGTTGATATTCTCGAATACTGAATTGAAAAAAACTGATTACGCGAGTAAAAAACTTAATTATCCTCTTGAAGCGGGTGATATTTCAGCGTATGACAAGTTAATGTCTACTCTTTATTCAGACGAAGAACGACATAAGATAGAATGGGCTATTGGCTCAATCGTATCTGGAGATAGTAAGAAACTTCAAAAATTTTTAGTTCTTTATGGTGCTGCCGGAACTGGTAAATCGACCGTTCTAAATATTATTCAGCAGTTATTCGAAGGATATTATTCAGTTTTTGATGCGAAAGCTCTTGGCTCGTCAAGTAACTCATTTGCTCTGGAAGCATTTAAGTCTAATCCGCTAGTGGCTATTCAACACGACGGCGATTTGTCTCGAATTGAAGACAATACACGACTTAACAGCTTGGTTTCACATGAGCTTATGACAGTTAATGAGAAATTCAAATCCACTTACGCCAATCGCTTTAAATGTTTACTATTCATGGGTACGAATAAGCCTGTAAAAATTACGGACGCAAAATCGGGTCTTATTAGACGTCTGATTGATGTATCCCCAACTGGCAATAAGCTTAATAGCAAAGAGTATAAGACTACTGTAGATCGCATTAAATTTGAGCTGGGTGGTATAGCATATCATTGTCTGGAGGTTTATAAGGAGAACCCTGGAGCGTATGATACTTATATACCATTAGCAATGCTTGGTGCGTCTAACGATTTCTACAATTATATTTTAGACTCTTATTACGTTTTTAAGAACGAAGATGGTACTACGCTAAAAGCCGCTTGGAAAATGTATAACACTTATTGCGATGAAGCTAAGGTAGCTTATCCATTAAGTCAAAGGGTGTTTAAGGAAGAGCTTAAGAATTATTTCCGAGATTATAAGGAACGTTTTACAATGGACGATGGTACAAGATCTCGTAGTTACTATTCGGGTTTCCGGACAGACAAGTTTGAAGACGTCAAACTTACTACCAAATGTGAGCCTGATATTTCAACTATTGAGTTTAAATCTCAAAAGTCTATTTTCGACGAGGTATGTTCGAATTGTCCGGCACAATATGCAACATCTAAGGAAACTCCAAGTAAACCTTGGGATGATGTGACTACAACACTTAAAGATATTTCAACGACCAAGGTGCATTATGTAAAGCTTCCCGAAAATCATATCGTAATCGACTTTGATATCCCAGATGAAAGTGGAGAAAAATCATTCGAAGCTAATCTGGCTGCTGCGAGCAAATGGCCAGCAACATATGCGGAATTGAGTAAAAGCGGTAAGGGAATTCACTTGCATTATATTTATACTGGTGATTCCAAGAAACTTAGCCGATTCTATGATGATCATATCGAGGTCAAAGTCTTTACGGGTAAAAGCTCTCTTAGACGTAAATTGACTAAATGCAATAATCTACCTATAGCACAAATAAGCTCAGGTTTACCAATGAAAGGAGAAAATAAGATGGTAAATTTTGAGGGCATTAAGAACGAGAAGGCTTTAAGAACATTTATTAAACGAAATCTGAACAAGGAATATCATGCCAACACCAAACCGAGTATCGACTTCATATATAAAGGGCTTGAGGATGCTTATTCTAATGGATTGCAATATGATATTTCCGATATGCGCAATTCGATACTCAACTTTGCTATGAGCAGTACGAACCAAGCGGAATACTGCGTCAAATTGGTTAAAAAGATGCGGTTCAAATCGGATGATATTTCTAAGCCCTCGAAAAGTGAAGATGTTCGGCTTGTTTTTTATGATGTTGAAGTTTTCCCAAATCTATTTTTAGTCAATTGGAAATTTCAGGGTGATGGAAAACCGGTCGTACGTATGATCAATCCAACACCTATTGAAATTGAAGATCTAATGCGCTTCAATCTTGTCGGATTCAATTGCCGACGTTACGACAATCATATATTGTATGCTCGACTTATGGGTTATACAAACGAGCAATTATATTCTTTGTCGCAAAAGATAATAACCGGAAATCGGGACGCATTTTTTGGTGAGGCTTATAACGTATCGTATACCGATGTCTACGATTTCTGTTCTAAAAAGCAATCACTTAAAAAGTGGGAAATCGAGCTCGGAATACATCATCAAGAACTTGGTTTGCCTTGGGATCAACCTGTCCCGAAAGAGATGTGGACCAAAGTTGCTGAATATTGTGACAATGACGTTATAGCAACCGAAGCGGTATTCGATAACCGTCAAGCGGATTTCATAGCTCGAAAAGTCTTGGCGGATGTGGCTGGTATGTCTGTTAATGACACAACCAACTCACTTACCACAAGAATTATATTTGGCGATAATCGTAAACCTCAGGATCAATTTGAATATCGGGATATGGGCTTGGTTACAAAGGAAACTTCTCCTGTGACTGTTTCTCCTGATGGATGTATATTTGATAGTTTTGGTGATGAATACACACTTTTCGATGAGAATTTAAAACCTGTATTTCCTGGATATGTCTACGACAATGGTATTTCCACTTATCGAGGAGAGGAAGTTGGCGAAGGTGGTTACGTATATTCCGAACCTGGTATGTACGGAAATATTGCATTACTGGATATTGCCTCAATGCATCCGAGCAGTATAGTCGCGGAAGAGCTTTTCGGTCCGGTTTATACCAAACGATTCAAAGAAATTCTCGACGCTCGTATAGCTATTAAGCATAAGGACTTCGACAAAGCGAAGAAAATGCTGGATGGAGCTTTGGCTAAATACTTAACGGATGAGACCGCAGCAGCAGATTTGGCTCAGGCTTTGAAAATTGCTATCAATTCTGTTTATGGTTTGACTTCAGCAACGTTTGATAATCCTTTTCGTGATGTTCGCAATCGGGATAATATTGTCGCTAAGCGTGGAGCTCTCTTTATGATAAACCTAAAGCACGTTGTTCAGTCGAAGGGCTTCACTGTGGCGCATATAAAGACAGATTCGATAAAGATACCCGATGCTACTCCGGAAATAATCGATTTTATAACTAAGTACGGACGGCAATATGGATATAACTTTGAGCATGAGGCTACTTACGACCGTATGTGTCTCGTTAATGACGCCGTTTATATTGCTAAGTACGCCACCATCGATCATTGCTGCGAGCTATATGGGGAAGAATATGTCAATGAAGCCAAAGATATCCTCAAGGATTGTAAGAAGCATGGCGGTGAATGGACAGCCACTGGTACGCAATTCCAAGTACCGTATGTCTTTAAGAAACTATTCACACATGAAGATATTACACTTGACGATCTTTGCGAAACAAAATCCGTAAGCTCCGCTTTATATTTGGATATGAACGAGAATTTGCCTGATGTGAGTGATCTGGAAAAAGAGGTTGCAGTTCTTCTCAAGAAGTACAGTGACGAAAATGGCGATTTGCCGTTTGATATTGACGATCGTGTTCTAGCTTTGAACGCTGATATTTCCAAAGGTCACGACTATCACTTCATCGGTAAAGTCGGCCAATTCTGTCCGATAAAACCCGGATGTGGCGGCGGAATACTGTTGCGCGAAACCGAAAACAAGAAAACCGGCGAAAAAGGTTATGCGGCAGTTAGCGGTTCCAAAGGTTATCGATGGATGGAATCCGAAATGGTCAAATCGAATAAAAAAGAAAACGATATAGACTATCGCTATTACGAGACAATGGCAAACGATGCTGTTGCTGCTATTTTTGATTATGGCGACTTTGAATGGTTTGTTTCAGATGACCCATATGTAAAAGCAATTCCCGATGACAAACCACCATTTGATATTTAAAAAAAAAGGAGTTAAGTAACATGGCATATAAGAATGTAGATAACATTATAATTGAAAACGCTCACATTATATTTCGAAATTTTGCCGGAGAGGAAACGACATTCAATAGAGCTGGCAATCGTAACTTCTGTGTTATCATAGACGATCCAGAAATGGCGCAGCGCCTTCGTGAAGATGGATGGAACGTTCGAGCACTTAAACCCAGAGATGAAGATGACGAGCCCACGAATTATATTCAGGTTACAGTCAGCTTTAAGGTGATTCCTCCAAAGATCGTTATGATTACTCATAAGGGTAAGAAGGTTCTTTTGGACGAGGATAGCATAGAAACACTCGACTTTGCAGAAATTGCCAATGTAGACCTGACTATTCGACCCTATAATTGGGAGTTGAATGGTAAGGAAGGCATCAAAGCTTATCTGAAGACTATGTACGTCACGATTGCAGACGATGAGTTCGCTGATAAGTATTCAGACGACGGTGATAGTGAGTGGTAAATTAAAGTTTTACGCAAAATTTGCAACTCGTATTATGAGAGAAAAAGTAATAGCTCAGTGGTAGAGCACTAGGTTTAAAACTTAGAGGACGAGGGTTCGAGTCCCTTTTACTTTTTCTCTTAAGTTATATTTAGGAGGTAAAGTTCTATATGGCTGGTATATCGCTTCGAGATTACCAACTCGACGCCGTTAAACGAATGAAAAACGGTTGCATTCTATGCGGTGGCGTCGGGAGCGGTAAATCGAGAACAGGTCTGGCATACTATTATATTTGTCAAGGCGGCGAAATTGGTACGGACGAATACGTTGCAATGGACGACGTTGGTATCAAAGACCTTTATATTATTACCACGGCCAGAAAACGAGATACTAAAGAATGGGAAGCCGAGTTGATTCCTTTTTTACTTTCGCCAAATAAGGAAGACAATCTATATCACAATAAAGTCGTTATTGATTCTTGGAATAACATTCATAAATATGCTGAAGTATCTGGTGCCTTCTTTATATTTGACGAGCAGCGAGTAGTAGGATCCGGAACTTGGGTAAAGGCATTTCTTAAAATTGCCAAGCATAATGACTGGATTTTGTTAAGTGCGACACCTGGGGATACGTGGTCGGATTATATTCCGGTCTTCATAGCCAATGGGTTTTACAAAAACCGCACTCAGTTTAAAAACGATCATATTGTATATCGCTGGGTAAACGGTAGTTATCCTAAAATTGATAGATATTTAAACACTGGGCGGCTTATTCGATTGCGCAATTCGATTCTGGTAAATATGGATTTTCGTCGAGAGACTGTATCGCATCACGAAGATGTATATGTTCAGTATGATATTTTGAGCTATAAGAGCATCTATCGAAATCGCTGGAATATTTGGGAAGACAAGCCAATTGAAAACGCGAGTGAATTGTGTTTTGCTTTACGGCGTGTTGTAAACTCTGATGAGTCTCGATGTGTGGCTTTGCTGGAATTGTTAGAACGTCACTCACGAGCTATTATATTTTACAATTATGATTACGAGCTAGCTATTCTTAAAAGTCTTCATTATGGCGATCAGGTAGAGATTGCAGAATGGAATGGCCACAAGCATCAACCAATTCCTGATACAGACAAATGGATATATTTAGTTCAGTATAATGCAGGAGCGGAAGGCTGGAACTGTATTAAAACAGATACTATTATATTCTATTCTCAAAACTATTCTTATAAGGTAATGACCCAAGCAAGCGGTAGAATCGATAGGCTCAATACTCCTTATAAGGATTTATATTACTATCACTTTAAAACTCATTCAGGAATTGATTTGGCGATTTCAAAAGCATTAAAGAAAAAACAAAATTTTAACGAAGGGAAATTTATATCAGATGGAAAATAGTGTTCTGGATTGGGCGAAAAACGAAGTAGAATTGGCTTGCCGTAGAGAGCAAGACGCAGCATCTGGGAACGAATGGGCGTATGGTGTAGCATGCTACGAAAACGCACTTAAAGCTTTCGAAGTTCTTACAAATGTACAGCATTCTGGGATGAGTATTCAAATCACAAAGAACATTCTTAACCGCCTTATTGAAGGAAGACCTCTAACCCCCATTTACGATACTGATGATAGCTGGGAAGAACCTGTTTGGGAGAACCACTGGCAACACAAACGCATGAGCAGCCTATTTAAAACAATATTGCCAGATGGATCGATACATTATACCGATGTCAATCGTTTCGTTGGGGTTGATATCCATAACGGTTCTTCTTGGCATAGCAGTCTAATTGATAAAATCATGGACGAATATTTCCCTGTTAAAATGCCGTACTGTCCCGGGAATGCTATTAAAGTTTATATTGAGGATTTCTTGTCTTTGGACGGAAATGGTGATTTTGATACTAAAGGGATATTCTACGCCGTGTTGCCTGATGGTGAAATATTCAATATCAATAGGTTCTTTACTGATAGGGAAAATAAAGATTGGCGTGAGATTACGTGGGAAACCTATTGCGAGCTTCGAGAAAATTCGTCTGATCTGAATGATTCTAATGTCGATATTTTGGCTTAATTGATATTTTTTGAAAGGAGTGCGTCATGTCAGTAACTCGTAATGAAATGAAGAACGAAGCATTAGCTCGAATGCGTATTCTTAAGATTCGTGAAAATGCCGTCAACGATCTTGAAAAAAATGACATAGTTACCGTCTCGTTCTTCGGATGTGGAATCTTATTTTGGCACACTGATAAGCAAATCGAGCTTATTAAAAAATTTGAAAACCAGTATAATTGTTTGGTTTATCATGCTATAACCTCTACTACCGAAACCGAGGAATTGTTGACGCTTCTTTATATTTCTCAGTACGAAGACGATTGGCCAACTGATCGTGAGGATCTTAAAAACTATGATCCTAGATATGGCTACTCGATCATGGCGTATGTATATAATTTGACCAATGATACTTTTTCCGAATTTGAAAGTGTTTGTGTGAAGCCTAAGAACGGCGGGCTTATTCGCACTGCATAAAGGAGGATCAATGATGGATAATATCGAAAAAGAAGTATATTTTTACGAATATTGTAAAACTTGTAAGTACGCGGAACTTAAAGGCGATGAAGAACCGTGTAACGAATGTTTGGAGAATCCCACCAATACATACTCACATAAACCAGTCAATTATAAGGAGAAATAATAATGACACGTGACATATTTAATAAACTGATTGACGAGCTTGATGCTTCCTCTAAAAAAGTTCTAAAGAATAAAAACGCGCTATATGGTAAAAAAGATGATCCTCTGCATAATTTTAAAGAGGGAGCAAGTATCGCAAACTGTACGCCGGCTCAGTGCTGTTGGGGATATTTGACTAAGCACCTTGTGGCACTTCGTGATAAGGTTGAATATTCCGATTGGTCTGACCGAGACGATCTTCTCGAAAAGTGTCAGGATTCGATCAATTATATTTACTTTATATGGCTTCTTGCTAACGAAGCTTACGCAGACCAGATTGAATTGGATAGAATTGACCAAGCTTTCACAGACATGATGGCAATGAAGAATCAATTTAACGAGCTATCAAATATTAATTCCTAGTCACGCGAAAAATACATTCCCTATAATGAAGGGAGTTGATTTAACATGACAATTAAAGATTGGTTGAAGAAAACGATTACGACACGTAATTATGTTGATGGAACAGAAATTCAAGAGAAACGACCGAGGTTGTACTGTAATGATGGATATTCTATTTCGGTACAAGCCAGCGAATTTCATTATTGTGAACCAAGATGCAATGGGATGCAAGATTATGAAAGCGTTGAGCTTGGTTATCCGAGTATAGAAGATGAACTCATTAACGAGTATGCCGAAGACGAACCATACACTGAAACCGTTTATGGTTACGTGCCTATCGAAATAGTCGAAGAGCTTATCAATAAGCATGGAGGAATCAAAGCTTAATAAAACAATAAAGTAAGAGGTCACAAAAGTGGCCTTTTACTTTTTTCTTAGTTCTATAAATTATCAAAAGGACAATAACGATGATTAAACTTGATGTATGCGAATATTGTCAGGACTGCTTGGAATTTGAACCGTATGTAGATCAAAGACCGGTTTTATATTATTCAAATGAAGAGCAATACCTTTGCGGTGATACGGTAGTAAAATGCGAAAACCAATGCAAATGCAAAGTTCTTTATAATCATCTGAAAAAGGAGAATAGCGATGGCACTAGCAAAGAAATGCGATAGATGTGGAAAATTGTACGAGCATTATCCGACCGAAAATAAATTGCAATACAATGCGATACGAAGAATTCAAAGAAACGCTATCGGCAACACGATAAACTCTTCTTATGCTATAGACTTATGCCCAGAATGCATGGATAAGTTTGAGAAGTTCATGTCTGATAAGTTTCAGGAGGATAAAAAATGATGAAAATTGAAACCTGGTGTGGGTACGACATTCGTTTCGTTGAAATTAATGGCGAATGGTGGGCTATCCTTAAAGATATTTGCGATGCTCTTCAACTGAGAACTGCGAAAATAGCAGAGCGTCTTGAACCGAGCATGCTTGAAAGAGTCTTGGTCGATACATCTGATGTCCCTTCAAAGGACCTTAGATACGAGCACGATCCTATTAGTGAAGACTTTGGGCGTCGTCCTGGAGATAATAAAACTCGCTGGATGCTTGCCGTCAACGAATTAGGTATATACGAAGCTTTATTTGCTAGCAGACGTCTTGAAGCTCGTAAGTTCCGTACGTGGACAGGTATGGTTATGAAGAAACTCCGCGCTAGTGTTGGCCTTGAAGGTTACGAGGTCATGCGTATGACAGAGAAGGATATTCAGGATGATATTGACCATATTCTGGATACTCTGTTCTGGGATGAAGAAAAGAAGTGTCTTATGCAGTCGGTCACTATACAGGGTGGCGATGTTGAGCAAGTGAAATACTTTTCCTGCTTATCGGAAGGAGATAAACAATGAATCTTGAGGAATTACTTAACACAAAGGAAAACGAGCGATTGAAAACCGAGATAAATCTTCTTCGCGAACATCTTCGTGATGCGCAAAATGATTATGAGGAGCTTAAGGAGTTCATGACCAGTGATTGTATAGCACTTACTAATCGTTGCTGGACGTTGACACGTGGAGCTATGTGCATCTTCTGTGAATTGGACGCATTTAAGTGCCCGCATGCTATGATCGATGATCAAAAAATTAAAGCCACTAAGAAAATGATGAGGGAGTTAAATAGTTCATGTTGGGGCAACTATACATTTGAGCTGTCGACAGAAGATATTATGGCTCTTCTAAAAGGCAAAACTCTTGCCACCGATAACGGTGAGTATGGTATATTTATTAAACTGGAGGATAAAAATGCTTAAAATTGAAAACACCGAGGTTGTAGGTTTTGAGGCAGCTATTAGAGGAATGAGAAATCCGATGAACTCGTGGGATAAGAGTGATAGTTGTACTAAAGGATTCGTTTGGTGTAATGAATTCTGCGGAAAACCGATTGATGGATGCGATAAAGAAAGTGGTTTGTATTTGGGCCCCAACGATCACGATCTAATGATGCGTCTTCGCAACGCCGGTACAGATCATCGTAAATTCATGCGGATGATCATTGTCTATCTTGATATTACGGCACCGCTGTATTGGTGGAAAGAATTCGATACTTACAAAGTTGGAACAGTTGCAAACTCTTGCAGTACGATGCATAAGATTGCGGATAAGGAGTTTACATTTGATGACTTCAGCCATGAAAAGCTTATAAACTCTGCATGCATGGAAATTCGAGAACAGCATATTCGTATAAGCCCAATACAAGCATTGGCAACGACCATTGAATGCTTAAATTCCTACAGGGATTTATATTTACAAACCAAAGATAAGAAATACTGGTGGCAGATGATCCAGCTACTTCCGAGTAGCTATAACCAGAAACGTACAGTAATGTTGAATTATGAGGTATTGGCAAACATGTACAAGTCTCGTCGGAACCATAAGCTCGATGAGTGGCATACCTTCTGTGACTGGATTGAGAGGCTGCCGTACAGTGAGCTGATTACTGGTAAGGAGGAAAATAATGACTAGTGAACAGTATCGTACCTATCTCACCGAGTCTATTAAAATCGGAGCTCAGATGATGCACGATATGGCGGAGGACATTGCTGGGAGATCTGATTTTATTTCGAACTTAAAGGTGACAATTGAATTCGATCCCGAAATGAGATCCATTCCAGAGTTAACGATTGAAAGATCACATCTTCCTAATCAGGAGCAATTGAACAGATTGCTGGATATTCGACAAAAAGCAAAATATGAAATGAACCAATCTATAAATTGATTTTTTTGAAATAAGGGTCGATATTTATGGCAGAAAAGCAAAAAAGAAACGCGAAAAAAGTCGTTTGCAGAGCTCAGTTAAGCCCAAGAGAAAGTCAAACTCTTGACGAAATTTGCAAATATTCAAAACTAACAAAATCAGATGCAATTCGCAGAGCATTGAAATATTATTACGACGATCATTGCCCTTGCAATACTGAACAAAAAAACATTATTGATAAAGCTACTGAAAAAGGTTACCTCAATGGCTTTGAATTTTCTATTCTTGTTCAGAAATTGCTTATATCCGAAAATGGATATGTAATTGATACGGGAAATTGGGAAAATGTAAATGCCGAAGTGGCCTTGCGTCTGGTTGAAAAGATAAGGAAGCATCCAATTCTCTGGAAACTTTTCTTTATGGTCGCATGAAAGGAGAACAACTAATGCCTAACTCAGAAGTAAAAGAAACATTATGTACTCGCTGCGCTCATCGGGAAGTATGTATTTACAAGCAGGACTATATTGATATTCTCAAAGCAGTTGAAAACGCAACTGTGACTCAAAATACACCAGATGGAATCACATCAAATAAAGTTACTCAATATGATTTCATTAGTGGAATCTCAGTTGGTTGTAAGTACTACTCTTGTAAATGGTAGTAAATTAATATTCAAAAGGAGAAAAACAATGGATAATTCAACAGAAAGGCTTGACGAATTCCTCGAATGCCCGCTTGGCGGTGATGAAACAAATGACTGTGCAGATTGTATTTACTCTATAGACTACCACTTTGCAGATGGTAAGTGTGTGAAGAGAGATAAACAAGATGATTCTCACAATTAATAATTAATATTCAAGGAGAAGATAATGAGTGTACAGTACGATAACTATTTGACAGAGCATAAGGAAAACGTAGCTAAAGGTTTTAGATGGCTTCAAGAAAACATTCCTGAAGTAATCGAGGATGGTTTCGAATGGCAGATTTGTTTTAACCATGATGCTTCAAAGACCGACCCTGAAGAATATGATGCGTATGATGCATATTTCTACGGAAACAATCGATCTTATGAGATAGTTCAAAACTTTAAAAAGGCTTGGCTTAGACACATACATAACAACCCTCATCATTGGCAGCATTGGATATTAATCAACGACGAGCCTAAAGAAGGTATGGTCATTATAGACATGCCTTATATTTATGTTGTTGAGATGATATGCGACTGGTGGGCTTTCAGTTGGAAGAAGGGCGATTTGAACGAGATATTCGGCTGGTACGAAGATCGCAAGGATTATATGAAACTTAGTGCTAATACTCGAAGATCAGTGGAGTATATTCTCGGTAAGATGAAAGATAAACTGGAGGAGAAAGATATAGATGAACGTTGAACAGCTATGCCTTAAATTGGAGCATATAGACCAATGCATTAGTAATTTACGATCTGGAAAAATGCCGGATGCGTCTCTTCTTGCTGATCTACTGCAGGAATATTATGGCATCCTTAACTCACTGCCTGTTAGATTTACTAAGGAGACAAATGAATGATTTGGGATGACGACGTATCTTTCGAAGGATATACGCAAAAGATAGAAGAATGGTACAAAGACAATCTGTTTGGTGATCCTCCTATTTCTGCTCAATATGCTCTCAACTTGATATTCAAAACTCTAGTCGACGATAAAGAGCACTACCCGTATCTTACCACCATGCCTGAATGTGTTGAGCAGACGAACTGTATAATGCTTGATCTTATTCTGAGAAAATACAGTCGAAAATACAAGAAGTATTTAAAGGAGAAACAAAAATGAGTGTGGACGGTAAAAGGCATGAGACTATACTCTACGTAATGGGCATGATGGGGCTAATACATAATCTGAGATACGATGGTTGCCAGGAGAAATTCGCTATAGCAGAGAAAGCTCTCGATGAGTCTATGGATGTACTGCTTGAAGGACTTACTGTGCAGGAGCTCACCAGGATTAAAAAGGAGACAGAAATGCTTGATATTTCAATTGCTCCAAGATCCGCATCCAAGCGTACAGAGAACTGGATAGCCATGTCTCTGGACGACCTGGAGTTCTTTCTTAAAGATCCTCTTGGCGAGTGCGCATATTGTATCAAGAGCCCGGCAGAAGTAAAGGGTTGCGCTAAGCGTAAGAAGCTTAAAGAACTATACATAGATGGTTTGAGCCGTGAAGACTGCCCATATAAGGGCTTATAGAAAGGAGAACAAATAGATATAAGTGAAAACGATAACTATAGACGATCATGTTATGCCTTATGATGGCACAGATAATCATATTACGTTGTATGAATTCCTTAGCGAGAATGCAATCGGAAATATGGAATATTGTCCGTGTGCTATAGTACGAGATGAAAGTACCAAATGTCCGTGCGAATATATGAAGAAATCTCCTATCGGTTCTGTTTGTGATTGCAGATTATATAAAAAAGTTGAGGAATTGAACATATGACTATAAACGAATACCAGAAACTTGCTGTGAAAACTCGAAATGTTGAGCTTAGCCCCAAAGCTACTTTGCAAGATGGAATAATGGGGTTAAATGGTGAAGCTGGAGAATGCATTGATATTTTGAAAAAACATCTCTTTCAGAACCATAATCTCGATTGCGAACATATCGCACGGGAGCTTGGAGACGTTGCTTGGTATCTTGCTCTAACTGCTTATGCTATTGGGTATGACCTAGAAACAATACTTCGTATGAATATTGAGAAAGTTCAGGCAAGGTATCCTAATGGTTTTGTGTCCGAACGTAGTATTAACAGAGAAAAGGATGATATTTGATGGGACCTGATAACCGGACTCAGATAGTCGAATGTATGGACGTTATGGAGACTGGAATGATTCGTTTAGAGAAAGGCGATTTGTCCTTACGTGAGCTTTCCCGTCTTCTCTGGTGGTTTTGTAAGGCAATTTATATTCTTCTTAAAAGGTCTATTGAAAACAAGAATTGAATGATCTATTGTTTAAAGGCTTACGCGTTTTTGTCGTGGGCCTTTTATTTTTGAAAGGGGATTATAATGCGACACGATTCTATTTCCTCAAAGAATACAGAAGGGTATGTTGATATTGTGCCATACACAGCAATAAAAAATCTCGATAGAAACAGAGTATCAAAAGAAACAATTCATTTTCGAAAGACTTTACGAGCGATTTTTTGCCTATGCGAAATTGCGGGTTTTAGAGTTTGCGGAAGAATAGTTTTAGAAGATTTGAAGACCGGAAAAATTTGGAGCTGACGGAGGATTTTATGTCAAAAGGTAATAAGCAGGGCTGTTTAATGACACTTTTGGATTTTATTTTGGTCATACTAACTGGCGGTTTGTGGCTGATTTGGATATTAATTAGATACCTCAGAAACAATAGTTAGGATATTTTTATGCCCATTTTCGGTTTTAAAAAATGGGCAATTTAGTCAAAAAGTGGGCTTTGTGGCCATTTTTGAAAGAATTTTTAAGAGCAATTTGTGGCGAAAAAACGATTTTTGCCCACTTTTTTTGGCCAATTGCCCACTTTTAAAATTAAAAATGGCCAGCAATTTTTGCCTAATTTACTGGGTTTTTTGGGTGTTGTGGCCAAAAACCCACTTTTTTCTCTTATTAATTGCGAAGAAAAAATATATATATTTATAATAATAAGCCAAAAAAAGTGGGCAAATGGGCAGAAGCATAAAAATTAAGCTTTTTAAAGAAAGAAGATGCAATATGATCGTATAAACAGAACGAAATGAGTATTAATGAATAGAACACTTTGACGAGGATTATGTACGTGGATTTCGCTTCAATTATGAAAATGGTAATCTTAGCATTTTTACAACTATTTGACTACGAGGACTTGCAACATATATTTTTAGCTTCGCGAAAAAAACATGCTCTTTTATAGAGAGAGAAGAATAAAATGGGTAAAATTCATTTACTTCTCTCTTTATTTTTTGTCTTTTTTGGAGGTAAATATATGCCGAGGAAAAGAGATTTGGAGAGTGGTTTTCAAGATCGTCTGAAAAAAGATATTGAAAAGTTATACCCAGATGCTATGGTTTTTAAAATGGATCAAAAGCAAGGTATCCCAGATCTATTAATTCTTTATAAAGATCGCTGGGCATCGCTAGAATGTAAACGTTGTAAAGATGCTACACACCAACCTAATCAAGATTATTATGTTGATAAGATGGATGGAATGTCTTTTTCCAGATTTATATATCCAGAAAACAAAGAAGAGGTGTTAAATGAACTTCAACAAGCATTTGAATCTGGTAGGCCAACACGCTTTTCTAGGTGCGAGTAAATATCACTGGATTAATTATTCATCGGATAAAATTGCAACCTCTTATAGTAATTTCTTAGCTGCGCAACGCGGAACTGAATTGCATGAGTTTGCAGCCCAATGTATAAGGCTCGGACAAAAACTCCCTAAATCTAAGAAGACTCTAAACATGTATGTAAATGATGGGATAGGCTATCGAATGGAACCGGAGCAAATTTTATATTATTCAGAAAATTGCTTTGGTACAGCTGATACCATTTCCTTTCGGAAGAATGTTCTTAGAATTCACGATTATAAAAGCGGACTTGTTCCTGCTCATATGGAGCAGCTTTATATTTACGCCGCTCTTTTCTGTTTGGAGTATAAAATCAAACCTGGCGACATCTATACAGAAACACGCTTGTATCAGTTTGATGATGTTTTGATAGATAATCCTGGGGCGGACATCATCCTTCCCATTATGGATAAAATTATAGTTTTCGATAAAATCATCAATAAGATCAAAGAACAGGAGAGCTAACAATGAACAGCGTAACAGAAGATATTTTGATGCATTATGGAATTAAGCGCCGTTCTGGACGCTATCCCTGGGGTTCAGGAGAAAACCCGTATCAGCATAGCGGTGATTTTCTTAGTCGTGTCGATGAATTAAAGAGTCAAGGTATGAACGATACCGAAATTGCAAGAGCAATAGGCCTTACAACAACTGAGTTTCGCGTTCAGAAGTCTTTAGCTAAAGAAGAACGTCGTCGTTTGGAGGTAGATCGTGCCAAATCTTTACGAGAAGATGGAAAGAGTCTGAATGAAATTGCAGAGATCATGGGCTATAACAATGACTCATCCGTTCGTTCATTACTCAATGAGCACTCAGAAGCAAGAATGAACGCTGCTCGTAGAACTGCGGAATTTCTTAAGAGTAAAGTAGATGAAAAAGGTATGATCGATGTTGGAGCCGGCGTTGAGAAAGAGCTTGGAGATATTTCCCGCGAGAAGTTTGAAGAGGCGCTCTATATTTTGGAGCGTGAAGGTTATGAGATATACGGTGTCGGTGTTCCTCAAGTAACGAATAAAGGAAAACAGACTAATATTAAAGTACTCTGTCCTCCCGGGACTAAATATAGCGACATATATAATTTTGAGAACATTCATTCTCTTAGAGATTATGTGACTTATGATGGCGGAGAAACTTTTAAGAAGTCTTTTTACTATCCAGCAAGCATGGATTCGAGTCGATTAGCTATTCGATATGCGGAAGACGGAGGAAAAGAGAAAGATGGAGTTATTGAAATTCGTCGTGGAGTTGACGATTTATCATTAGGAGAGGCTCATTATGCTCAGGTTCGAATATTAGTAGATAATAATCGTTATCTTAAGGGCATGGCCGTCTATTCAGATGATTTACCAGATGGAGTAGATGTTCTATTCAATACTAATAAAAGCAAAACCACCCCTAAAATGGAAGTCCTTAAGAAAATTAAGGATGATCCCGAAAATCCATTTGGATCTTTGATAAAAGAACATGGAGGGCAAAGCTTTTATGATGACCCTAATGGTAAATTTGTGGATGAGGTAAGCGGAAAAAGACAATCGTTGTCACTAATTAATAAACGTGCAGAAGAAGGTGACTGGGGTGAATGGAGCGATCATCTATCGTCTCAGTTTTTATCGAAACAAAATCTGTCTTTGATTAATAAGCAGCTTAATTTGGCAACCGCTGACAAGCGTCTTGAATTTGAACAAATTTCAGAACTTACAAATCCTACCGTGAAGCGGGCTCTTTTGAAGTCTTTCGCCGATGATTGCGATGCTGCAGCTGTACATCTGAAAGCGGCCGCTTTGCCTCGTCAAAAATACCAAGTCATTCTTCCGATTACTTCAATGAAGGATGATGAGGTTTATGCTCCGAATTATAAGAATGGTGAGACAATCGCATTAATTCGCTATCCTCATGGTGGAACTTTTGAGATACCTATCCTAACCGTAAACAATAAACAACCGGAAGCTAAACGTATTCTTGGTAATGCAGTAGACGCCGTTGGTATTAATAGTAATGTTGCTGCGCGGTTATCTGGCGCAGACTTTGATGGTGATACCGTAATGGTTATACCAACTGGAGGTAAGACTAAGATCAAATCCACTCCATATTTGGAAGGACTTAAAAATTTCGATCCAAAAATGGAATACCCTAAACGTGAAGGTATGCGCGTTCTTAGCGAAAACCAGAAACAGATTGAAATGGGAGTCATTTCAAATCTAATTACGGATATGACTTTAATGGGTGCTCCTCGAAATGAGATTGAAAGAGCTGTTCGGCATAGTATGGTAATTATAGATGCCACTAAGCATGAACTGGATTACAAACAGAGTGAAAAAGATAATGGTATTGCAGCTTTACACAAATATTATCAGGGTACTATTGACCCCGAAACTGGTAGATACCATGAGGGAGCCGCGACATTAATTTCACGAGCCAAATCTCAAGTGCAGGTGCCAAAAAGAAAAGGAAGTCCGATAATCGATAAGGAAACTGGCGAACAACATTACAAGGAAGCAAATGAAACTTATGTTGATTCTAAAGGAAAGACTCGAATTAGAACCCAAACTAGTACGAGAATGGCAGAAGCCAAGGATGCTAGAGAACTTTCATCTGGCACTCCGGAAGAAGAGGCATATGCTACTTATGCAAACAACATGAAGATGCTAGCCAATGAGGCCCGTAAAGAGATGATGAATACTGGACGTATAAAAGTATCTCCTTCGGCTAAGGAAACCTATAAAGGGGAGGTAGACTCCCTGGTATCATCCCTCAACATAGCCCTTAAGAACGCCCCACGTGAACGTCAGGCTCAGATTATCGCCAACACAGCGGTTAATGCAAAAAAACGGCAGAACCCCGATATGACTAAGGCAGAAATTAAAAAAGCAAGCCAGCAAGCTTTAACATCAGCTCGTATTAAAGTCGGTGCACAGAGAACTCCTATAACTATTTCAGATAGACAATGGGAAGCCATACAAGCCGGAGCTATTTCGGATAACATCCTCAGCCAGATTCTTAAATACACCGACATCGATCAATTAAGACAACGTGCAACACCTCGTAATTCTAAAGGATTGTCACCTAACCAGGTCGCAAAGATTAAAGCTATGCTCGCTTCTGGGTACAATAATGCAGAAATTGCAGAAGCTTTAGGTGTTTCAGCAACAATAGTCGGTAACTATGTTAAAGGAAAGGAGTGAAGCATATGAATAATGTTGCACTAACAACTTTTGACAACCCTTATGATCCTTTCGATGACTTCACTTCTTGGTTTCTTTTCGATGTTCAAAAAGGTTACAATTCTTGTGCTTATTTGGCTCGAATTGCAAAAATTTCTGATGAACTTTCAGAGCAAGAAATAAACGAAGAAATTGAAAAAGCAATTGACGAAATCATAAAATATGATTTCATGAACATTTACAAAAAAGTTAAACAAACAAAGAAAGCAGGTTAGACAACCTGCAATTCCTCTGGAGACGGTGGGAGGGGGGTCGCAAAAACTACACCCCCCTCGTTATCGCGGCACTCCTAAAAAATTCTCCGGGGGGTGAATTTTTTAGATATTTAGGAGAATGGTTATAAGATTTAGGCGAGTTTGCAAATCTGCTTATTTTAGTTTTTACTCCTTTTGCTAAAACGATGTGCAAACTCGCCTAAATCTTATTCCAAGTTACATAAAACGTTTATTAAATTGATTAAAAAACTAAAGAAATTGTAGGAGAACTGATATGAAAGTAACAAACAGTATTACTATTGATGTTGCAAAACCAGATTTTCCGGTAGTTGTGAGAGCGAAACAGCTTGATAATGCTCGTTATATTAATATAACTCTAACCGATAATGGTCTTCCGTTTACAATTCCCGATGGAACCTCGGCAATTTTTAGAGGTTTGTGTCCTAACGGGCATTCTTTCTTTTATGATGCACTCATTGTAAATAACATTATCGAGGTGCAACTTATTGAAGCTGCTCTTTCCGTGGCTGGTCGAGTTAAAGCCGAGGTTAATCTCTATAATGTGAATGCTGAGAAACTTACGACTTTCGGTTTTATCATTGATGTGGAAGCAGCAAGTGTTTCTGATCAAGTAATAGAACAATCAGATTATTTCACAGCACTTACAAATCTTGTTAACAAGGCAATCGCATCAAATACAGTAGTAAAGATCGTCGGATATGTTAGCAATGTTTCAGAATTACCGACCAGTGGTGTAGAAGTCGGCTCATTATATGGAGTGGGCGCGGATGCTACCTATGATTACTATGGTTGGGATGGAAATAAATGGACTAATAATGGACAGCTAAAAGGCGCAAAGGGCGATCCTTTTGTATATTCGGATTTCACACCTGAACAATTAGCTGCGTT